TCACTATCAAACAATACTGCCTTATCAAAGAATCCACCACCATCTACTCTTAATGCACCATAGTCAGAACTCTGTATCTCGTACAAGTCTGTAGCATTGTTTAGTGCAATGTTAGGTTCATCAGTAGATTCAAAATGAACTAAAGATCCAACATTTAATGTACCTTCAAGATCTGTATTACCATTATCTGTATCAACTGTAAACTTGTCTGCAGCTGCAGCAGTTTGAATTTTAAAGAACTTGTTATCTGCCTTGATAGTAGTAGCATCAGATACTGTTAAAGTACCTGCTATAGCAGTGTTACCAGATGCTGCTGTGATATTAAACTTGTTACTATTAACATCAACGTTACCTGTAACAGCAAGAACACCTGCCATTGTTAGGTTACCAGATGTAGTTACTGCAGTAATTTTAGCGTTATTACTACCATCCTTAAGTATGAAATTCTTAGAAGCACCTTTAATTACTACTTCATCAGTAAAGAGTGATGTGCCTGTGACACCTAAGTTAGTATCGATATCTACTGAACCACCGATATTGACACTACCACCGATACCAGCACCACCTGCGACCACTAAGTCACCAGTAGTATTAGTTGTAGATGCTGTACCAGTTGTAAGTTTTAAGTTACCAGCGATGATCCCTGCATCTGTTCCAGAGAATACCTCTGCGGTATTTGTGGCATTGTAGAGGAACGTGAATGATCCTGCATGTCCTCCAAGATCGTTGGCCGAATCGTCGTAACCAAAGAATCCAACTCTTGCTTGAGAGTCGTAATATCTGAACTCAACACCTCTGTCTTTGTTATCGTCTGTTGAAGGAGCAGTGTCACCACCAAGAGTGATAATAGGATCATCCAGAGTAGTAACTGCTGAGTTAATTGTTGTAGTCGTTCCATCAACTTGCAAGTCCCCCATTATCTGAACTTTACCACTTGTTGCTCTGTCATCACCAGGATCAAGGATCATAGTGGCAGAAGAGGAAGCGATATAGTCCCCTTGGAAATATGTGTCTTCTACTTGTACTTTACCAGCAGAATCTGATGCAGTGATTGTAACAGCATTCTCTGCAGTTACTATAACACTACTATTACCAGAACCAGAGTTAGATGCTGATACAGTTAAAGATCTTGCAGAAGTTGAGTTCTGTGTAGTTGTGAAGGTAAGATTACCATCACCAGTCTTGTTTAGAGTTTGTGCAACCCCTCCGTCGAGGGTAATGTCTGCATCACTGAAATAGGATCTGACGTTGACATCAATCTCTCCAGCACCACCATCACCCGTATTATTTGCGCCAAACAGTAAATTACCACTTGTATCATTAATCTTGACATAGTTAAGTTTATTGAATCCACGATATCCTGTAGTAGCAGTTAATTCTTGGTCGAGGTCGAAGTCCTCTTTCGCGTTGCCGTCAGCAAAGGAAATTCTACTGTTTTGTAATTGATTATTGTCAATAGAACCAAGAGACATAGTAACGTGACCTGCTGCAGATACGTCAAAGTCTTCCTGATCAAAGGACGCGAGTCCTTTTTGTGGTGTTGCACTCGCACCAAGATACTCCCACGATCCCGCATCGCTAGCATCAGAATGAGTAGGTGCCCCAGCTCCTGCTGCAATACCTGCAATGGCCTGATAAAGTTTCGATGCATTAGTGATTTGATCACCACGGGAATAGGTCGTTCCTGCATTATATGCTGCTGCTAATGTTCCTTGTGTAGCAGTCGCAATCGGAATTGTCGCTGCTGCAGTTATTCTACCATAAGTATCAACGCTATATTGCCCTGCGTTAACAGTTTCTGATCCAGCAACAGAAGTAGTACTTGCTGTATTGTAATCAGCAGCAGTTACAGCAGTTGCAACTAAATCAATAGTTGGGTTACCATTAAGACCAGCACCTTCATTAACTTGAATTCTTTGTGCAGTACCAGTAATAGTTCTGGTTTGCATATTACCAGCACTGGTTCTGGAAATCATACCAGTAGTGGTAAGACCAGCAATAGAAACAAGATCTAAATCATATGGTTGTGCAGATGAACCTTCTACTGTTCCATTAAGGTTATAATCTGCTAACGTTGAAGGAGTTGAAGCATTTTTAATTCTACCCTGAGCATCTACAGTAACCTTCGTATAGGTTGCGGAAGATTCAGCAGTACCATCATAATGTGGTAATGTTGATATAAGTTCTAGAGTTGTTACAAGGTTTAAGTTCTGAGAACCGTCAAATACACCAGAACCTTGAATGTCTCCTGATAATTGAATCTGACGAGTTGAAGCAAGTCTTGTGGAAGTTGAAGCATTACCAATAAGAGTTGATGTAATAGTACCTGCAGCGAAGTTACCGTCTGCGTCTCTCTGTACTAAAGTATTTGCAGTATTAGATGTCGATTCAACTGGACGCTCGTACCTCAAAGAGTTCCACGCTGAAACGCCATCTCCAATTTTAAATCGTCCAGTATCTAATTCTATCCCTAATTCGCCTTGTGCTAATGTAGGGTTGGAGTTTGCCCATTCTTGGGCACCACCTCTTCTTAATTGAATTCTATTTGCCATTTTATTAGGACAACTCTATGAGAACATGCTTCCAAGTTATTTATGTCACTAAAAAAGGGGAACTAAGTTCCCCCTTGATTATTCTTCAGTTGTTGTTCCAGGGGATGTATCTGTGTCGAGATTATCTACCGTTTCGGAACCTGGAGGATTTTCATCATAATATTCCAAAGCTTCGATGGCACCTTGTAATTTGAGTGCTACGATTTCATTATCTTTAATTTTTTTTGAATACTCTTGATTTTCATTAATCAAGGTTTGTAGTCTTTCCTTAAACTGTGCCAGCATTACAGGTTGCGTAACCTTTTCTACTGGTTGTTCAGGTGTGCTAGTCGTCATAATTAAGTCCTTTCTTTGTTAGCTAACTGGAGTAAGAGGGCTTTAATCTCACTCATCTCTGATTTTAACTCAGAAACCTCATTTTGTAAAGAGCCAAAATCTTTTTCTTTACGTTGCTCAGCCCTATATCCTTTCATGTACTGATTATACACTGACGTATCAGAACAGTTTATAGAACCTGAGTTCTCATCTCGGAACCATTTATCATGGTCCTTAACTGGAATTTGACTCATTATACTGCGAGTGCGATTGCCCTAAGATCTTTAATGATTGGAACGTATGCTTGATTTGATGATACGAACAATATCTTAATCTGATACTGATCGAAGTTCAAACCAGAAGCTTCATATTCATAATCATAATATATCTTCCTATCTGTAGTTGCTGGTATAGTAGCACCTGTAGTTGGGAAGTAAGAGAAACCATAGGTATCAATGGAACTTGATGAACCAACAGGTCTCACCCTATATAGAACCTTAATTGTTGTGTTTGGTGGACGGTATCCCGCAAACATAAGTTTAATAGATCCAGATGGATTAGCAAGGTTTGCAACACGTGTAATGTATACAGCATCATGCTCATCACCTACTGATTTCAGTGCACTATCAGTAGCAGTTGGACTATTAATTCTATTTGTTACTAAGATAGCAGATAGTCTATCTGTATCAATAACAGGTGAAATATTAGGTTCTAAACTCTTTAACTGAAGATCCATTCTGAATGACTTAGCACCACTCAATTCAGAAGATTCATTAATCTCTGAACATATAAGTGCAGGAGCAGCAAATTGATTATCTTCACTTAATATAATATCACTAAAGACTCCATCATTTGCAAATGATGCTTCAGTAACTGAAGAACCATCACCAATAGATGTTCCACTAATAACATTGGCTCTTGCAGTAATCTCAGTCTGTGGAAGCAACATCCTTTCGATCTGCGGAACTAATGTCTCATATTGAATGTTTTGAGTAGCAAATATATTAGAACCACCTGCTCTAATACCTAATCTTCCGATAGATGTAGTTACTAATTCATAACTATCTAACGTTGGATTCTGTATAGCAGTATGGATTTTATTAATTTCTGTTAGAGGAATACCATCAAGGTTATAGCATTTAACTACAGATTCATCTACATGAGATACTCCTGTAGTACCATTCAATCCTCTCTCATGAACAGTAATAGTTTTATTATCATTACTAATAGCACTGTAAGACATAATTTCATTATCAATCATAATGTATCCCACATTGGTTGAACCAATAGCAACACCATTAATAACCTTATGGAAAGCACTGGCATCATTAACAGCAATACTTGTGTCAGATGCAGAAATAGCAGCAGTTAAATACGTATCTGATACTTCAGAAATAACTCCACTAAGAGTAACATTGTTAGATGTTGAATGCATACAATGATTACTATGAGATATCCTAATCTTCCTATTTGCAGCAGCAAATGTAGGTGTTGATTGAGGATATGCATCTTGAATTGTTGGAGTACCACCTGCAGTGGCATCACCACTATAAGTAATCGATGCAACTGTTGCAGTTACAGAGGATAGTCCACCTGTAATTGTTTCAGAAGTTGCAGTGAAATTAGTAGAAACATACTTCAATGTTAGTGTGTTTGTACCTGAAACCCAAGTAACAACTTCAGCAGTAGGAGCAGCAGAAGTACTACCTGTAATTGTTTCACCCACTGTAAAGTCTCCAGAAGCACCTGAGACGACCATAGTAGCAAGTGTCTTAGACGATACAAGTCTGTTAGTAATAACACCACCTGTAGCGGATCCTTGAGCGAATGTACCACTGATGTCATCAACAGTCAGTAGAGCAGCACCACCAGCACCAGTAGTAATCTTTCTAATTGTACCTTCAGCAAGTGTAGTCTTCTGATAAACTCTTGATCCAACTGTATATGTTAATGCAGTATTCATTAACAAATCAATGGATGGTACTACTGTTTCAATAGCATCATTTCTAAGATTCAATACTCCACCGTTACCGATATCTAATTTAGCATTGTTTAAAACAACAGTAGATGTTCCTGTAGTGGTAAAGTCTGCTCTATTAATAGCAAACTTTAAATCTTCAAACTGGTCTGCAGTCCAAGTAGATGCGTTCTGTGACTTGAATAGAACACCAGCATAAGGTTGATCAGATATAGTTCTGTCACCCGTAATATCAAGTTCTCCCATCCTTGAAATCCAAACCTGATATTCATTAGAGTCAGACAATAGAACAAAACAATGTTCAATAGACTGAGGGATATAAACAGGAGCTTGGAATGTAAATTTAGTTGCAACTGAACCAGTTTCAGATATCTGAATATTTGTTGGTTCTATAGTTACGTCAGAGAATGGTAATATACTCTTTGTAGGATAACCATTTTCCATTGTTCTAATTTGCATAGAAACTGGAATGTTAGTATCCTTAGTATTAAAGTATACATCAACAGATGTCAAGAATACTCCACCCTTCTCATCCAAAATAAAGGATTGAGCAAGAGGGTCATACCAACCAATCTGTCTTGTTTCTGTTCTTGTAGTACGAACTGTTACGGTTTCACTTACAGTATCACGTACGACTTCAGCATTTCTTACAGCAAGAATATTCTCACGTACTCTATTCAAAGTACCATTTGATTCATATTCTGCTTCAGCAGAAGAAGCAACAACTCCTCCTACACGTGAATCTACATCAGATGTAGTAAATCTTAATGTTCTTGTACCAGTTCTCCAACGAGGATTAGTATCTACTCCTGGTCTTGGTATGAAGAACGATGCTTTCATCTTACCGAATCTGTCGCTGATCAATCTACGATCTTTAACGACTGCCTTAGCACCAGAGGTTCCCTCTAGTACCTCACCTACTTGCATATTACCGTAGTATTGTCCTACTGCCTGTTTAGCAAGTGCATCAGTATCAATGTTCAAATATTCTGTAGTAGAAGCATAAGAACTTGGGAGTGTAGAATCATCATAAGGACTAAACTGATAGAAGTCATTAGGATTAGCAACCTTAAACTTCAATCCACTTGTTAATCCTGTTACGGTCTCACCAACAACAAATGGTGTTGAGTTAGTTCTTGTATCAACTGTAGGATCTTTAATAAGTTCTATCAGTTTTGGAGAAACATAAACATCAACCTTTCTACCATCAAAGAATGTATAGAATTGTGTTCTTGGTTTCAAACGTGCAATATCTACTTCTAAATTTCTGGAACGAATCCAAGGAATAACAGTACTGGAAACAACACTATCACCCATAGAAGTACGTTCAATTCTTGGGATAACACGAGTTCTAATACCACTTCTTGTTTGTATTCTATTACTTTCAATAGTTTCAACTCTGTTAATACGACGCATACCACGACCACCCCATACCTGAGGATGAGGTGAACGTCCTCTATCTTCTTCTAACCAATGTCGGTTATGAACAGTTCTTCCACTAATAGTAGTATCAGCACTCCAAACAGTTCTCCATGCTCTCCACTGAACAGGAGCAAAACCATTTTGGTCAACATTTAATTCAGAAGCAGTTGCTTCAAAATCACCTTCAATCTGCTGTACTCTAGCTGGTAGTCTCTCTGTATCTACCCAGTCATCAGAAGATGGTAATAATGTAACACGTCCAATATAAGTGAACACGTTAAATGGGTTTACGTTCTCTACTCTTGAAGCATAAGGTTGATCAATAACTTTCTTCTCAACATAAGGAAGAGTTATTATCGGACCTGTCTGCTGATAGTTTGTAGATAATGTTGTATTAATTTGAAGAGGAATATTAGTTGTATAGTGACCTGGACGGCACTCACCTTCTTGGAAATCTACAGAAGCAGCAAAATCTTCATGGTCTGTAGCAGACTTTCCATGATCAGAGAAGTCATCTACAATGAAACCATTCTTAAGACGATCCTTACCAGAAGAATCAAGAACTTTAGTATTAAATGTATCAGTCTCAAGCATGTTGAGTGAAGTATAATATTCAACCTGATCTAATCTACGCTCAAGTTGACCAATATCCTTCATGGTATATCTCTTATGGTCTGAACGTACTATTGCAGCATCTAACTCAGGATCAAATCCATATGGTTTATGATTAATAACAGCAAGTAGCATACCATCAACTAAATCATCTGGTTCCTGAGGAGCTTCTTCAGACTTACCTTTAATGATCTGGAATTCACCATCTGGAGTAATAAAGCATTTATCAACTCTTGGTAGATACCAATCAAAGTCAGCACGGAAACTACTATTCAACTTAGGAATATCAAAGATAGTAGCAATAGGACTTCCACCTGTAGTGAATACTCTTGATTTGAAATCAAATGTAGAACAGTTTACATAACCAGGAGATGCTACTGTACCAGTTCCACTAAAGAGATTCTTAGCACCTGGACGGAAATCTAAGTAATCTGCTAAGAACTTGAATTGATAGAAAGGAATATCTGCATATGGAGTATCTAAGTATGACTGACCACCAAAGTAATCACCAGTTGCAGAGTGTGTATAATAATCGAGAACAATTTTTAACTTTCTAATAGGAGTTGAAACACCTTTCTTACGAACAATCTTAGATATGTCATACATGAATCCAGTTTGTCCAACTTCAAGGAAATAATTATCAGTTACAACCTTAGAACCTGCGACAATAGATCCTGCACTATCATTGATGATTGCTGAAATTGCTGTACCACTACTATTAACACCAGTAATACTTTCACCAGCAACAAAACTACCTTCAATATAAACCAAACTTAATGTTAAACTACCTGAAGCAAAGTCAACAACTTTTGCTCTTGCTTTAGATGTTTTACCTGTAACAATACTTCCTGTTGCAAAGAATGTAGGTTCTACAAGAACTACAGAAGGAATAACAGGATCATTATTATCATTAGATTCATATACAGCATGAAGTCTATAAGCATCAACAAGTCCTAATGAAAGATCTCTATCCTGAATTCTTGTACCATAAAGATTAGAATATGTTAAACCATAATTCTGTTTGTCAAGATCTGCAGTAGTTTTATTAACTTTAAGAACAACCATCTGCTGACCAGATTTAGTCTTTCTTGCAGTAACGTTCTTAGAAATTGTTGCTGTTACTTTAATAGATGTTATATTTGTTAGATTTACAATCTGAATAGTAGTTCTATCAGCAGAAGTAAATGTTGTATAACCTACGTTACCACTATTTGTAGTATCAATTAATATCTGATCACCTACAGGATGAGTAGAGTTTGTACCTGCAAGAACTGTAAATGTATAATTTTCATCTGTAATAGATTCAAACTGTTCATTTGCTGGTAGAGTAATAGATACTGAATTTGATGCTACAGTCTGAGCATCGAATGTTCTTCTAACAACAGATGATTCATCAGAGATACTCTTAATATACTTCTTAGGCATTTCACTAAGAAGATCAGCATTCTGAACATCATTTAATTTTCCTCTATATCTAACAAGTGTTGTATAAGTACCTGCTGAAGGAGCAGCTGCACCAGCACCAGGAGTTACATTAACTGTTTGATTTAGATAATTGAATATAGCAGGTATACCAGTACCAGCAAGGTTTGATATAGTTACATAATCAACATCAACATACTGAGTTGCATTAAAGTAAATTCTATCACCAGGACGTAAGTCAAGTGCAAAGTTAGAGTTTAAACCCGTAATCTTTTCAGAACCACCAGTAGCATCATAGGTGAATGTATCACCTTCTAATCTAATAATATCTTCTAATATAAGGTCAGCAGTAAATTCTGTAGCAGAAGTACTTTCATCTTTAGCAACAAACTGACGAGTATCAGAATACTTATACTCATGGAAATTAGCAATAGTATCTAAATTCTGCCCATCAAGAGTAAGCATTTCACCCTTTTCAAATGTTCCTTCTACTTGATAAAGAAGTAAATCTGTAGAGTTTGTAGTAGCATTAACAATATATCCTCTAGCTCCAGTATTAGCACCAACTAATAATGAACCCTGTGAAATAGTCTCTGTACTTGATAGAGTCATCACAGTGAACATTTGAACATCAAAGATGTTTAATTTATATTGATCGTCTGCAGTACCAAACGTAGTGTCTGGATCTGCCATATGTTCAAATGCAGCAGTACGAGCATATCCTATAAGTTGTCCCTGTGCATCACCAGCAGTTACACTAAAGTTATCACGTAATTCTAAAGTCTGATATGAATTAGCAACAGTAGATCCAGATAGGTTTAAGAAACCATATACGTTACTAACTTTAGACCAATTACCCATTTCAAATGGGATAATAACGTTCTGTGCTGACTTTGTATCTCTTGGTTTTGCTAAGTCAACATAAGTTGGTGATAATGTTTTAACTCTATATCCTTTAACATATGCTGCACCTGCTCCAAATTCTACTGCATACTTAGTTTCCGAAGCTGTATCGCCCTGTGCTGTAGTACCACCAATATCATAAACACCATTGTTAAACCCATCATCAAGGTTCTCTCTAAGGTTGATAGCAAAGTCTTTTACAACATAATCACCAGACTCTTCATAAGTTCTGATAGCAAGAGACTTTTCTAACTCATCATATGCACTACGATCTAAAAGTTTCTCAACTTTACTTGCGTTAATTCTTAATAGCTCAATGAAGTTCTTATCAGCATCATCTGTAAGAAGTTTCTTAATAAGCTTGGTTGTTATTCTGAACCTGTGAGAACCAGGAGCAGCATAATTAGATGTTCCTGCAGCGTTATCATTGAGGCTAAGGTCATCTTCTGGGGTAATGATGGATTCTTGTATGTCAAGTCCAACTCTATAGGAGGGGTTACTTCCATATTGATCAAGGAGAATATATTGATAAGGTACGTCTACAAAGAAACCTCTGATATAGTATACACCAGTTTGCACGTATGCAACAGATCCAATTTGTAGAGCTGCGGTTGGAAGAAGTTGAGCAAATGGAGACCCAATTTCAATCAGTGTAGTACCAAACGTAATGGCAGACGTGGTAACTAACTGTTCATTATTTGAAAATGTCTTTTGAGTATTTGCTGTACCACCAGACTCAGTATACTTAACATAAAGGGTAATATAACCTTTCTCTGAATCGGTAGATGAAATACTATATAATACTTTTGCTTTAACTCCTGAAGTCAAACCAGTAATAATTTTACCAGTTAACTGAGAACGATACAATTCAATATCAGCACCCAAGAATGACTCTTGAAGCATGATACAATCAACGTTCAGGTCATATCCTATCTGACCAGGAATAACCATCGCACCATCTTTAAATAAGTGCGAACCAATATTTTCAACCTGATTCTGTTGAATCGATTGTAGTGTTGTAAGTTCCCTTGCCTGTATCGGGAAGCCAGGTCTAAAAAGTACTCGATAAAAGTTCTTACTCTTATCAAAGTCGTCGTAATACGGGGTTACATTTAAGTTAGTATTTTGTGCCATTCGTTTAGAACTCGATTACGATTTTAATGTCTTCTACTTGGTCGTTTGCACGACTAATGGATCTCCTATTATCTATGTAAACAACCTGACCGCTATTTGATTCGATCTCAGGTTTTGCATATCCATTATTAAATTTCATACCCAAGTCATACTCTGTGTTGTTAATAGTTCTTGAAGAAGAATTAGGAACAGCAGGGAAGTTAACATCAGGAGCACCAGCAGCACCAGAAGTAGCACCACTAATAACATTAGAACCATCGAATTCATTCTGTGTACCAGTAACTTCAGGGAAGATACCGTCTACAGCATTCTGATAGTATTTCAAAAGCTTTGTAGTTGCGTTCCATGATATAACACGAGCACGAGCAGTAACGTTAGTACCACCAACAACTCTTGTTTGTGTTATGATTTCATCAGGAACATAGTTACCTTGGAAGGTAGGAGCAAATATAACTGCCTTACAAGCAGAAACTGTTAGGTCTGATATAAGTTCAGCAGTACCATACTTAAGTGGGTTTGTAATTAACCCAATTCTTCTGTAGTCATTATCTACAGGGAAGTCACCTGCACCCTCATCATATGAGAGTTTAGCATTAATCATTGTTCGGAAAGCACCGACTTCAACAACTGAATCATATCCATGTCCATTTGGAGGAGGAATGATTACATCAACTTGTCCACCAGTACCAGTACCGATACCAGTTATGTTGTCTACACTGATTTTACCGAATGTATATCCAGTACCACCAGATGTTACAGTTGCAGAGATGATTTTACCACCATCAACGACAATACTAACGCGACCTCCAGTACCATCACCATTAATAGCGACGTTATCGTACGTTCCATTGTTGTATCCTGCTCCAGCAGCGTTAATTACTACAGTATCAACTTCTCCAGAAACAGCATTCGTCTTTACGGCTGCGTTAGTGAAGACGGGCATATAATCATTAGAGAAGAATTTAAGGACGGAAGCAACGGGGATGGTGTACATATACTTCCAACGATATCCATCACCAGTAGTGACAATGGAAGTAGAAGTACCAGTAGGCTCAACTGTAGAAGGTTTACCATTAGGATCAGACGGTGAAGTGCCATTATAGATGCACTTATATACCTGATACTGAGAGTTTACAACATAAAAGTCAGAGTCATATAGTTTAGTAGCACCTGAGGCAGCAGTTTTACTTGGAGAATAGTCATGACGATACATGTCATAGGTGAAACCTAATCCACCAGTAGTTTGTTCTGGGGAAACCCAGTCAATTCTACGAACAACCTGTACGGTATCAGAAGCAAGGACTCTCTTCAAAGATACCATATCATCATAAGAACCCGAAAATTCGGAGAATGAATCTACTGCCTGTGGAGGCGAGTTTTCATTATCCCAAGATTGCGGTCTTCCGATAAACAGATACACCCTATCACGATTGGCACCAGCAGCCGTATCGGATTGAGTCGCATCTGGACCTTCAAGTGCCTTAATGAATTTTTGCGCTGAAAAAATTCTAAATTGATCTGTTAATAGAGCTGCCATGTCCTAGTGACTATTGTCCTCTTGTTTATTTATGATGGTTACGAACGAACAGTTGTCTGATATTCAATTCGTTTGATTCTATATGATGCTCCAGCATTACCATTAATCTTTTCTCCACCCAAAACTGCTTGTGCTATAGCACCATTTGGAGTTGAAGCAAACTTACCATCAGAGATATTATTAGATGCATCTGTGAAAAGAATGAATGGATGGGTCTTGTATGAGTTATCGATTGATTGCGTATACCCATACCCACCATTAATAATATTGATAGAAGCAACTTGGTCTGCTGCAGTTGTCATATTGACGGTTGCAGTTGCTTGTATATCTCCTAATGCACCACCCCAGTTAATAGTCTCACTATTTCTACTTTCGGTAGCAGGAGAAGTCGGACCCTGAATCTCTAATAATGGAGTAGCACTATAGTTCTGTCCAGCATCCTGAATAACAAAGTCAATGATTGATGAATCATGAGAGAATTCATAAAGATAACCAGCAATACCAACATTAATATTGCCTGTATTATATGGAACAATATCCTTAAGTGTAAGAATACCATTTGAAGGATCCCATGATACACATGTTCCTCTAACTCCAGAAATAGCACCAGTTACTAGTTCATCAACACCGAAGTTCTGACCATTATTGTCTGTACTCAATTCAACATATATCTTAACAAGTGCTGTATGGTCTACACCATCACTTAGACCACCTGCACCTGTAATAGTTGCATACTTAAATGGTATATCTGCGTCTTTAATATTGTCTCCAACTTGGAAGAGAGTAGTATTTTGACCACCAAGGGTTTCTTCAATACCATATAATGATGTATGAATACCACCATCAAGACTAATTTGATTGAGGAAATCTGTACCTGTATTTACCAGATCAGGAATACCATCTCCAACTGGTGGACCTGCAGGTATAAGATCTTGGAATGCTTTATCTTGTAAAGTTGAAATAGGAACTGTTAAAGTTGTAATTACACTTCCAGTAGAATCAACAACTACGTGAGGATTAAATCCTGATGGAGCACTATCTGCAACACCAGCATCAAATTGTACAATAGCATCCTCAGTAGAAGGAAGACCACCATCAATAAATGCTAATTCATCAATTTCAAATGTAACTAATAGTGCTCTTGAAACTGGATCCCAATCATATACTTTAGCAACTTTATTACTAGAGTTTTCAACCTTTCTAATAACTCTGTCACCAACATTAAACTTATAATTTGAACTACCATCTGCATTATTCTGTCCAGCATCAAGAACAATACGCTGATCATAGTTAAAGTTTACACCTCTTGTTAAACCTGAGAACTTACCAGCAGATTTAGAAGTATAAGAAATAGTTTCTGTATCTACAATAATCTTACCTGAACCTGGATATGCGTCTGTAGAATCAACAAACACATCTGAATCAGATGCACCAAGTTTTTTAACTAATCCAGTTAAGTAGATTGCAGAAGAGTTAAATGCCTGTCTTGCTCTTGACTTACGCTTAAGATTAACAAGTTTAGTGAATATTATATTTGGTGAAGATGTATATCCAGTACCAGGTTCAATAACATTAATACCAGTTATAGCACCTTGACTAATAGTTGCCTCTGCCTTAGCACCTAATCCTCCTCCACCAGTAATTAAAATATATGGTGCCTCTTGATAGTATTCACCAGAATTTACAACACTAATTGATGTAACCTTACCAAGTTTATCAATAGTAGCTGCACCTTCAGCACCTTGTCCACCACCACCTTCAAATATAAGAGTTGGTGGAGTTGCATAATCTCTACCAGTATTGTTTAGTGATAAACCAGTAACTGTTTGTACAACTGGACTACCAGTTGCACCAGTTCCACCACCACCTAAAATTCTTGCAGTAGCAGCACCAAAATAATTATCACCCTTTTGGGTCATCTTAATATAAGAAAGTTGACCAGGATTATCTGTACTTAATACAATCTCACCCTCAGCACCTTCTGGGAATACTGATGGCATTTGTGGTACTGAACTGCCTTCAAATATAGGAGCACCATAGAATTTTAAACCAATAGCATAAGGATATACAGGATTACCTGAACCATCCTCTGTCATAAAGTAAGCATAAGTTCCATTTGGATACTCAGGAGTTACAGCAAACTTACCATTATACTCATCAAGAGTACCAACACCAGAAGCCCAAATATAATCTTGTGTTAAATCTCCAAGAATATAACCACCCTGAACAGTTCTTAATCCTAAATTAGATGTTGAATATCCAAAAACATATAGAGCAGGAGGAGCATCTACAGGAACTGTCCACCTCATCTCTCTGGTAGTTGCCAACTGGAAACCACTTATATAATTTGTATATGTTACTTCAGAACCATTAATATAATACTTAATTCCTTGACCTGTATAAAGATATGATGTATCTCCTAAATCGCTTGGATTACCAGTAGAGTGCCAACCATTTTCTGTAGTAGAGAGTAATAGATGGTTTACACTTGGTTGATCATCATTACTTGAATCATTCTGTTGGAAGACATAAGTCTTTCCTCGTTTAAAATCTAAGAAGTTTGGTCTTGCACCATCAAATAAGAATTGTCCACCTGATACTGTAACAGCATAAGTGACTGTTGTTGCAGTAGTTACTTCAGGACGAGCACCTGGAAGTTCTGCAGTAGTTCTTAATCTATATCCAGATACCTCTCTAGCAACAGTACCAGAAGAATTATATCCCCAAGGTCCATAAATTGGATATCCATCATAGGACATACCCAATATCTTAGAGTGACCATCTACATGCCTTCCATAATCAGGACCAGTAGCAAAGAAGTTTCTAACATAATAATCATTAGCTGGTGTATGAGACTCAACAGTAGGATCCAGAATCATATAACCTTCATCACCTTCATGCCCAGACATATATCGATGATTTTTACAATAATAATAAATTTTATTAGTCTCATCCGCATTCATTAAGAATAGCGGTTGTAACTCAGTTTCATAATCTACAGCAGGTGCTGCACTTGAACCTGTACTATTGTAATATAATGCTCCATTATTCAATAAACCATCTTGTGTAGTACTGAATTGCATTGGATGTCCATCAGTATGATGTGATCCAGGAGAGTTAGTAGGATCTGATTGATCCCATATAATTAAATAATTTCTTTGAACTTTAATATTTTCTGGAGAGAAATAATATTGACCTGGAACAAATGCACCAAATTCTGCAGCATCAGCACCAAAATCAATATAAAATATTCCGTTAACAAAGTTATATGGAACAGCATTAACTGTAAATGAGAATCCTGTAGACCCTAAGAACTTATCATTTTCAGCAAAATCTCCACTTGTTTCTCTTAAATATATTCTTGTTACTTGATTTGTATTATCTCTTACTACCTTAGCAATAGTACCCTGAGCATTACCACCAATTTCATCTACAACTCTTCCAACTTCTACATTACCTAAAGTCTCATCAACTTGATTAACTGTCAGCATTATATTATCAAATTCTACCTTAATCTTCCAAACAAATTGTTGTATATCACCCCATCCAAATACTCCATTCGTTAAAGCAAATTGATCAATAGTTTTACTTGATTGGTAATATTGAATATTACTATCAGTAATGGTATCATAAGTATCTGTATTTTTTATATAATCATACTTAACAGTATCAATAGAAAATCCTACTGGAGCATTACTAATAGAACCCCATTCTGGAGTGTGTAGTAATCCACCATTTGCTAATACACCAGTTACCTTATTTGTCTGTTCTTCTCTTGCTGCAGGATTAGGTACGTCTTTACCACCCCTGTAAATAAATGTTTGATTGAAATTTCTATCAACTAAAGGACCACCACCAGGAACTCTTTCTGCTGCAATTGGAGTTGGTCTTGGATGATTATCCGATGTAATAGTAAGTCTGTCTGTCTTCTTATTATCACTATTAAGAGTAAAAACTCCAGCAGTAGGAGAGTTTGGATGAGTCTGCCAAATTCTATTAACATCAAAAGATGTTACAACATTAGGAGTTTCATCCTGAGGAACAATTTGTAATCTTAAAGGATCATATCCTCTACCTCGATTTAAAACCCTAACATGAATAATCTGACCTGAGTCATCATCAATAATAGGATATAATAATGCTTCAACATCTGGTGTACCACATCCCTGTATAGTCAAACGAGGAGGATCATCCGATGTATAAAGACTACCACCGTTAACTACTTTGACCGCACGAACTCCAAATATTTCATCAAAAATAGGTTCAATGACGGCACCAGAACCAGGAACTGTTCTTGCCATTTATATTATGCTACGTTGATTGTGCCATTCATGGCAGCGTGTAATGTACATTGATAATAAAGTGTTGCAGGAGCATCCATTGGTACAGTCCAATAGAGCACTGTTGTTCCACTACCACTTTGTCCAGTAGTATAAGGAGTACCAGCTAAACCTTGAGTACTCTGAATCCTAAAGGGGTGACCACCACCTTGGATTGAGTTATCAAATGCATAGGTAAATCCTTTATACACAGTGAAAGTAGGATCATTTACAACCCCACTAAATCCTGGTCCAGAAACTGTATAATCTCCAGTTCCTACTGCATTCAACTCAAACCAAATAAGTGGACTTCTATTAGGTTTCCAAACAGAACCATCATAAAATACTGAATCTCCTTGAGTAATACCAGCAATATCAGTGTCAGTTAGAGCAGCAAATGTTGTTGTTAAAGTTCCAGAGAAATCAACTGTTACCGTATCTCCAGCAACAGATGTAGTGATATTAGTACCACCAGCAATAGTCAATGTATCTGTTTGAGTATTTGCTGTTGTGTTACCAGTATCTCCAGCAACAGTAGCAAATAAATTAATAGATGCAATACCAGATGCATCATCACCAGGTTTCCACTTACTTGCTGTAGAATCCCATTTCAAAACTTGGTTATTAGTAGGAGCAACCGTAGTAGTATCAACGTCTACTAAATCATTAGCACCTGAATATTGTGTTAAAAGTTTTGCTTTTGTATTACCTACACCACCAGCAGTGATATTAATATTAACATATGGATTATCATCACCACTTACAGTATAAAAAATTCCTCTATAATCTGCTTCAGCAGGAGCAACACCTGTACTTGCATACTCATTCTTATACTTTAGTTTAGTCGGGAAATCGATGTCTCCAGTCGTACCATTAAAACTATTAGTGATACCCCCAACACCGAGAGTAAGGTTGCCTGTTCCGTTGGTAGCGATATTAATGTTTCCATTAGACGAGGATATGATAGAACTTCCATTTACGTCTAAATTAGCAGTTAAGTTTGTATAATCTGAAGGTAAGAATGTTGACCCATTATAGCGCAAAACTTGTCCAGTCGCAGGGTTAGTGGTATTAACAGTTAATGTTGTACCATTACCTAACGCAGCATAGACTTCATCGAAATTGTCGTTAATCTTGTCTCCACCTGCTCGAAGGGTATCACCCGTATTATCGTTAGCATTCGTTCCAAGACTTAATGATTGTTTAGCCATTACTCGCTACAATTTTTAGTTATTTATAAAGGTGTCTCAGGGTCAACTGGTTCTTCACCATATAGACTTAGATCAGGAGCAGTCCAATCATCAGGAACTGATGTTTCAACTGCGATAGTTGGATTCGCATATCCAGATCCAGGATTACTAACTTCAACACCACCAACTCCAACAAGAGCTCGTATAGCACCCTCAAATCCAGATATAGAGTCAATTCTTACAGTTGGTCTGGTAGTATATCCAGATCCACCTGAGGTAACTTGTACATCCTTAAGTGTGCCAGAAGTTAGATTTGCGTTTGCAATCGCACCTGAACCAAATACAGATCCAAGATAATCGAAGGTAATTAGTGAGTTAGAGGATTCAATAACAGCAACTTCTCTATCTGAAGTCTCACCTTGGATGTCAATAAAGTCACCAGGTTCGACTGGAGGTACAACCTCAGCAGCGTCAACGTCTGCTTCAGAACCAACGTAGGAGAATGCAACGAATGTTGATCCCACACGAGGAATTTCAGAGAATAGAATTCTTGAACCAACAATCTCAAATCCAATTCCAGGTTCCTGTATAACACCATTCAGTGAAACGATGATGTTATTTTCTGGACGTATGGTAGAAGATTGTACACCCTCAGTTAGCGTTAGTGAGTAGAATACGTCATTACGCTTGAGGTTAAATGACTGACGTAAGGAGTCGAACTCGAATGAAATATCATCCAACTGTCTCAACTTACCTACGTAGAATCCTGTGAATGATGCTCCTAAATCTGGTGCCTCTTGGAATTGAATCTCATCAGAGAACGCTGTATATGCGTTAGATGCACCTGGAGGTTGTAGAATACCATTAATGAATACAAGTAGATGTCCTGCAGGATCTGGTAGATATGGAGTACCATTTTGCTGAGTTAACTTGAAGTTTGTAGTAGTTCCATCAAATCCCTTGAATGAACGCTTAACACGTGCCTTGAGACTTACTATATCTTCAATAACTGAAGCATATCCGTCTGGACCTTTAATAGAATCCTTAGGATCAAAGGTACCTTTGATACTTGAAAGATAAAGTCTTCTATTAACACCAACTGTTCTAATGTCCTGAACAACTGCAGCTGCAGCACCAGCAGTAGTAACCTTAGTGTTAATACTTGCGTAACCAACTGGGTTAGATAAACCAGCACCATAGTCACCTACAACATCACCGTTAGTAATGGTTCCTTGATACTCTTGCATATAGATGAAACTATTATCAAGATCAACTGCAGTAATAATACCGTAAGTATTCTGGTCTTGTATACCAGATACAACCTTATAAAGTCTGTTACCAACAGTGAAGTTGTTAAGACCACTAAGGACTGTAACACCAAGTCTTATGTAACCATTAGATGCGATTCTTGCACCAACACCTATATCAAGTCCAGCATACTTGACAACATCAAGATACTGTCTGGAAGATTCAGGATAAACAACAGCAGTAGTTTCAAATGTACCTGTAAGAGTTGCGGTATCAACTGTTAGAGTACCACCAGTATTATCTAATGTAGCAGCCTCTCTTCTAAGGAATCCAGTAGGAGTTGCGGTAGCACCTGAAGTATATCCCTTAAATGGAACATTATCTTCAAATTCACCCTTAAGGTCGATAACATGAATTCTACTTTCTATAGCACTAATCTGAGCAGTTGTGGAGTTTTCAGCACCAACAACATTATCAGTGATAGCCCAAGGTCCAGCAGTTACCTTAACATCAAGATACTTGTAGTTGGCATCTGACCAGAAACCATATACAACACCAGTGATTGAAGGTGCACCTTGCTTGGCAACAGTCTCACCCATAGTGTAAGGACCATCAGTGATATCACCATCAATTCTAAATCTTTGGAACACCTGTACGATCTTACCTTCATTTAAGGTAAGATTTTCAAGTTCACCGTATGTGTTACTTAATAAACCATACATGTAATCAGCATTCTGTATACCACCACCAACACCTTGAGGAATTGATCTTGTTCCATATGTCTTAGTTGGTAGAGAAACACCATTTACACTAATGTAATTAGTATAAGATGAATCAACAGTTAATTGCTGACGAATAATATCGAGACAGTATCTAACTATAGCACTTGCTGAATCTGCATCATACCATGCAGCAGCTTCATCATAGAATGCTTTATAGAAACCAGAATTAGGTGATGGAGAAGTTAGACCATTATTAAGTGCCTGAGACATATAAGTCTCCATCAAATCTAAAGCATAATTCTTAATATTATACTCAGCGTCAGAATAGAAGATCTTAGCATCTTGAGATTGATATGGATCTAAGGCATTCTTATTGAGTTTAGCACCCCAGACATAAAGTCCATCACTATTATTACCAGCGTATGTTTGAGCACCAGAGGCATTCTTAACATAAACTTGTGCTCTCATTTCTGCGAAACCGAAGGAGAATGTTAGAGTAATATATGCTCTATACCATCCATCTCCAAGAGGTACAACACCGTATGCATCACCAGTTACACCATTTTGAGGTGTGAATAATGTTCCAACTACACCTGTGTCAAGTGCAACATCAAAGAATGCATTCTGAACAGCAGCAGTGCCATAGTTCAGTGATAACATTACACGAGCGTTATCATATTCACCCTTCTTAAGGAAGACGGAATATGTGTATTGCTGTGTAGGAGATGTTCCAGAAGCACCTTCGTCAAATCTTTGATTGTTTGCGTCCCACTTGATAGTATCATCATCAAATGTATCATAAGCAGATAGATTATAAACTCTATGAATTGTATGATCTGCGTTAGTAGAAGAAGCAATTAATTTATCAGCAGTTAATGTTCCATCAGGAGCAAGTAGAGCATCATCAGTAAATGAAACCTCAGTACCAGTCCAATTAATTGAGAATTGCTCTGGGTTAGTGAGTAGGTTAGTACCAGCAAGTTGACCACTTACATTAGAAGTGATAAGTCTTGCACTACCAAGTGTCTTAACATTAGAAACACTATCGTACCACTTGTAACTATTACCAATACCAGCAGGATCAATAGTTGCAGTTGCACCAGAATCGTTACCTGTTAATACATCATAATCCTTCCATTCTGTACCAGTAACAGTACTGCATACGAAGAATTCTGTATCGATATTATATTCACGAACTATTGCAGTACCACCACCATCAGATGTAACTGTTTCACCAACTTTAAAGTTACCAGTTATATCACCAATAGCAATATTACGAGCAACTGAATTCTTAGTCATATCAGTTGTGATAATATCATGAACGGTATCATCTACAAGTTGATCAATGAATGTATTATAAGTCCAAGCACCAGCACCAAACTGTGAATTAACTAGAGTTGTAATCTCCTCTTTATAGTAATTTCTGTTGTAAAGTAAGTTCTTAGCAGCACCCCGTCCCTCCATCTTAGCAGGAGCAAGAATATCAACTGCTAAATCAGTTAATTCTTCTAATCTACGAACTACATCTTCAATTGCTACTGGAGATAAAGAATCTGTATAAGGAGCTTCATCTGTATGTTGAGCAACATATTGTTGAGCAGTTGAAGTTCCATTAAGAGCAACTAAACGATTTCTAAGTGCATGCTCACCAATAATCTTAATTTGTTCAATACCATAAACTGTTGCTAATAGTTCAGTTTCAACATGATTTAAGTTTCCTGCGGAAGTTAAGTAGTATTCCATAGCAGCAACGGTACTATTATTACCACCTGTCTGAAGGTCAGAAATAATACCAAGAATGATTAACTTAATATCTCTTTGACACTTACCTTCACCTAAAGCACCCTCTGGATAAGTATGTGCATTATAGTTTACACTGTTAAGTACATAAGTGAACTCAGCAGTTATTAATCCTGTAATCTCCTCTGCAATATATTTTCTATTGAAGTAAAGTCTATCAGCAGCGATAGCATAATCATTATCTGTAGGAGCAATAATATCATTAACAGATGTAACTAAAGTATCGATAGCAGACTTAACGTTTGCACATCCACCACCATCTTGAGTAATACCCCAATCACCAACAATAATATCATCAGTATTATCATAAGTTAAATCACCAGTAATTGCTTGCTTCATGTAATGAGCAAGACGATTATGTGCATAAACTGACTGGAATACTTGTAATCTGATGTGTAATAGAACATCATTAGTACCAAGATAGAACTTACCAACATTAGTACTATTCAAGTTACCACCATCTTCAATATCTTTACAGAACTCTTCAAGGAGTAATGTTAAGTCAGTCTTACATTGTAAAGTACCATCTTGAGTACCACCTACGTTACGAGGCATTTCAAGTACAAGATCTGGATATAATGTAAGCATATCGTGAGATGTCTTATCTACGATAGGTCCAGTATTTGCACGAATTAATGCAGCAGCATCTCTAAATCTGTTGCGTGTAGTCTCATCAATTTGATTAGTAACAATGATATCATTAGTAGCATCATGATAAGAAATTGGGAATGGAACCTCATAGTATGCACTAACTTTACCACCAAGGAAATCATGCTTAGGAGTTAACTTAGTAACAGTTGCAAGATGATCTACAGCAGGTGATAGATTTGCTTGAGTGACAGTATCAACCAAGATATCCATCAAGTTATCAATAGTTGTGTATACATCAGTACAATCTGCCCAACTGTAATCTAATACTGAAACAGCATTATTTGCAATAGAAACTAACTGATGAGTATTCTTAACTTTCTTAACAGCACCATACTTAGCAGAAACAAATGTATGTGCAGACTGTGGTAAGAAGGCTACAGCGTTAGTTGTAGCACTTACGAATGTATGAGTGTAATCTCCACCAGAACTAATTACTGCTCTCTTGATTCCATTAGCAGTTGCAGACTGGAATGCATGAGACATAACGTTAGTTGATGGTACTGCATCAAGAACCTGAACGTCAAATGTATTTGTAGTAACTCCAGAAATAGTAACCCACTTACCACTAACAGGATCACTCTTTCTTGGATAAGTCTTAGTTACAGTATTACCATCAAGAGCACAAGTAAATGATAGTGAATTATCAGCGATCTTGACTTTCTCACCGTTAACGAATCCATGATTAGCAACTGTGATTGTCATAACACCTGTAGTTGGGTTATATGCAGCATTAGTTGCTGTAAAGTCGCTATTAGCACTAACGAATGTGTGAGCAGTTGTGTTAGAAGATGTACCAACATTAACTGTAATTGTGTTACCTGTTACAGCAGTAATGTTAACAGCATCGTTGTATGCTGGATCATCAGCAGATGCACCACCCTGACCGTTTGCACGAGGATAAGTATGGTTAGAACCATGACTATCTTGAGCACAAGTAAAGGTTAATGAATTATTAGCAATTCTTATTGATGTACCAACTGTAAGATTATGGTCACCAATTGTTAGAACTAATAAACCAGAAGCAGGAGTAAAGCTTGCAGCAGATACTTCATGACCGATAATAGGTGAAGAACCAACATTAACTGTAATTACACCAGTCTTTCTTCTAAGTCCCTTTGTAGCAAATGACTTGAATGTATGAGTTGTTGTATCAGAAGAAATACCAAAGTTAACATCAAATGTATTAGTTGCAACGTTGGATATTTGCATCCACTTATTCTGATAAGGATCAGTTGCTCTTGGATATGAATGATCTGTTTGATTTCCATCTAAAGAACATGTCATAGTTAAAGCATTATCAACAATCATTACCCAATCACCGTTAGACCATCCATGATTAGCAAGAGTGATTGTTGCAGCACCTGTTGCTGGAGTGTATGAAACGTTAGTTGGTGTATGATGTGTATGTCCTACATGCTTAACAGGAATAGACTTAAGATTACCATAAGGATCTGTTGAACGAGGATAAGTCTTATTAGAAGATCCTCCATCCATTGTGCAATTAAATGTTAATCCATTATTTGCAACTGTAATACTTGATCCAACACTGATACCATGACCACTACCAATAGTTAGAGTCATATCACCAGTATAAGCATCATAAGTTGCTGCAGAAGGTGTAAATGTCTGGTTAGTACCAGCAGGATTTACATTAACTGTAATTGTTCCAGTTTGTCTCTTAACACCACCAGAAGTAGCAGATACAAATGTATGAGCAGTTATGTTAGAAGAAATACCAACATTAACTTCAAATGTATCAGCAGTGATAGCAAAGATATCCAACCATCTATTATAAGTTGGATCAGTTACTCTTGGATAAGCATGGTTAGAACCATTACTGTCTTGAGCACAAGTAAAGGTTATTGCATCAGCATCAAACTTAACTCTATCACCAGCAACTAATCCATGTGAAGCAGATGTAATTCTTAAAATACCAGTTGTAGGTTCATAGTTAGCAGTTGAAGGAGTAAGACTTGAAGTACCAACAGAAGCAACAGGTATCGCTTTTGCAGAGAACTCATCTTTATTAGTACGAGGATAAGTCTTATTAGCTTGATTGTTATCCATTGCACAAGTGAATGTCAATGAATTATCATCAATAGTAATACTATCATCGTCTGTTATATCATGTGATCCAATAGTTAATACTAAGTTACCAGTAGCAGGATCATATGTTGCAGCAGTTGGAGTATATGGTTGATCAATAGTATCACCAAGAGACTTACCAATATCAACAGTAAATGTATTTGTTGTTGCCTTTCTTACTCTTAGAGCAGAAGTATAAGCAGGATCTGTGACACGAGGATATGCATGATCTGTTCTCTTACCATCGATATGACATCTGAAGGTTAATGAACCAGCATCAAGTTTAATTGCATCACCCATCTTATGAATACCATTTGCCTTAGCAGATACAAATGTATGGGTATAGTCACCACCAGTACTTACTACAGATCTGGTAATACATCCAGTAGTAGCAGATACAAATGCGTGTGTTGTAGTATTAGTTGGGGATGTTCCTTGTAGAACATTGATAGTAAATGTATTTGTTGTTACAGCAGTAATTGGAACAAATCTGTTACTAATTGGGTCTGTAGATCTTGGATAAGCATGGTTTGTTGCATTACTATCCTCAGCACAAGTGAATGTTACTCCACCATCAGCAATCTTAATATGCTCTCCAACCTTGAATCCATGATTATTAACAGTCAATACCATGTTACCAGTGGATGCTGTATATGAAACAGTTGATGGAGTATAAGTGTTATTTGCGTCTATAAATGTATGATCGTAGTTACCACCAACAATTAGACCACCAGTCTTAGCAGATACAAATGCGTGTGTTGTAGTATTAGAAGAAGTATTAACATTCAGGGTAATAGTTCCATCCTGAACCTTGATACCATTAGATGTAGCACTTACATAAGTGTGTGCAAAATCACCAAATCCAGTAATACCAACATTAACATCAAATGTGTTAGTTGTGGAAGCAACAATAGGAGTCCATTGGTTAGCAACTGGGTCGGTAGCACGAGGATAAGTATGGTTTGTTGCATTACTATCTCTTGTGCAAGTAAAGGTTAATGAATCAGCATCAAACTTAACTTGACTATTTGCCTTCATAACACCATTAGTTGTGGCAGATATGAACGCATGAGTTGATTGATCATTTGCAACACCAATATTAACATCGAATGTATTGGTTGTTACATTTTGAACAGTCAACCACTTGAGGTATGAAGGATCAGTAGCACGAGGATATGAATGTTGTGATTCATGATTATCCTTATTGCAACTGAATGTTAAAGCACCTTCTTTAATTAAAATTCTATCTCCATTAGTATATCCATGACTTGATTTTGTCAAAGTCAGAACACCTGTTGCTGGTACATATACAGCACCAGTTGGTGTAATCTCTGAAGCAGCAGTCAAACCATGACCATTGCTAGTGATTTGTAGAACACCTGTAGTAGGAGCATAAGTTGCACCTGTAGCAGTCTTATTGGAAGTACCAACAGCAGAGATCTCGATAGGAGCGTCATATGCTCTATCTCTCTTTTGCTTGATGCAGTTTGTAACAGCAGATACAAATGCATGAGTAGAAGTATTAGTAGAAGGTATAGTCTGTAATACTTGTACTGTAAATGTGTTTGTAGTTACAGCAGAAACTTTCAACCACTTACCGCTAACTGGATCAGTTGATCTTGGGTAAGTATGGTTAGTTTGGTTATTATCTAACTGACATGTAAATGTAAGTGAATTATCATCTATCTTAATCCAATCACCAACTCTAACACCGTGAGAGTTAACTGTGAATACTAAGAGACCTGTTGTACCACTATATGTCGCAGTAGATGGTGTGAACTCATCTATAAATGGTCTTGGATAAGAGTGGTTAGATGCATTGCTATCTTCAGCACATGTGAATGTTAATGCTCTATCAACTAATCTAACTGTTTGACCAACGTTTAAATTATGTGTTCCAACTGTCAATACTAAGTTACCATTTGCAGGAGTATATGCTGCATTGGTCATATCATGCTTCACAGTAGGTGACTTACCTACATCAATACTAATAGATCCATCTTGCTTAACGATACCATTAGGATATGCAGACTTAAATGTATGAGCAGACTTATCTGGAGATACACCAACATTAACAGTAAATGTCTTATCTGTTAGAGAATTAATTCTCAACCATCTTCTATAGAATGGATCTGTAGATCTTGGATAAGCATGATCAGTAGCGTTATTATCTTTCTCACATGTAAATGTTAGAGACTTCTCAGCAATTCTGATCTTATCACCAACAGAATAACCGTGCTTATCAGATAGAACACTGTTATTTCTTGCACTTACGAATGTATGAGTATAGTCACCACCAGTTGTCACAACTGCTCTTGTTACACAGTTAGCAGCAGCAGAAACGAAACTATGAGTTGTAGTATTTGTTGAAGGTACTACATCAAGAACTTGGATAGTGAATGTATTTGTAGTTACTGATTGAATATCAATAAACTTACCGCTAATTGGGTCAGTAGTTCTTGGATAGGTATGATTAGTAGCATTGTTATCCTTACCACATGTAAATGTTAATGAGTTGTCAGCAATCTTAATCTTCTGTCCAGCTAACATTCCATGACCTGCAACAGTAAATGCTAATAAACCGTTAGTTGGGTTGTAAGTAACAGAAGTTGGAGTTAATGTTCCTGCTTTTGGTACAAATGTATGAGTACCAGCAGTTGCATCATTAGCAGTTCCAACATTGACTGTAATTGATGTTGAGGTTACAGCAGTAATTGTTGTTGCAGCATCATATACAGGGTCAGTAGTACGAGGATATTTGTGCTCAGTAGCATTACTATCCTTAGTACATGTGAATGTTAAGGATGCAGGTTCAAATCTAACAGATGTACCAACAGTCAAACTATGACTACCGATAGTCATAACCATATCACCTGTAGTAGGAGTATAGGTGACTGCTGATGGGTTAAAGGATACTAAAGGTGATGCACCAACATTAACATCAAATGTATTAGTTGTTACATTTGCAATGTTTATAAAGTCACCACTTAGAGGATCAGATGATCTTGGATAAGGGTGAAGAGTAGCATTATCATCCATATCACAAGTAAATGTGATTGCACCATCTTCAATCTTAACCTTATCACCAAGAACCATTCCATGATTAGGAACAGTTAATGTCATTATACCTGTTCTTGCAACATATGAAGCAAGTGTAGGAGTAAGGTTAGTACCAGAAGTAATTGTTAAATCGCCTGTTGTAGGAGTATAACTTGCATTAGTTGCTGTACTATGAACTCCATCACTTACAATCTCAACTGAATCATTATAGATTGGATCTGTTGTTCTTGGATAAGTCTTATACTCAGTAGTACCACCCATAGAGCACAAATACTTCAGAGAGTTATTTGCAATCTTAACATTGGTTCCTACTTCTAAACTATGATCTCCAATACCTAACTTCAACCAACCCGTCTCAGGATCATAAGTAGAGGATGTTGGAGTGAAACTCTTAATTGGTGATGGACCAACATTAACATTAAATGTATTAGTTGTTACACCAGAGACTTCTAAGTATCCAGAACTTGCTTCGTCGGATATTCTGGGATAGGTGTGTTCAGACCTATCTTGGTCCATACTACACGTAAAAGTGAGTGAGTCATCAACAAGTTTGATTCTATCGCCATTTGAAAGTCCATGACTATTGCTCGTAATAGTTAATACACCAGTATTCGCTACGTATGCTGCATTAGACGCTGTAAGAGACGAGGCACCATTAATACCATGAGAAGACTTGGTTAATGTTAATTCACCTGTTGCAGGGTCATATACTGCTGATGTAGGAGTAATGGAAGTAAGTGAATTTGTTGTGGAATCAGTGATAGTAGTATCAGTTGTCTGAGTTAAACCATGATCACCTTGAACTTCCCAAAGAGTGTTGGTTCCAATGTACTGAACCATTTCCTGAGTCTTCTTAAATGCCCAAAGACTTTCAGTAACTTCACTCTTAATTTCTTTTAATTGGATAGGATTAGCAGTTCTATCAACATAGAATGCAGATGCATCCCAGATATGACTGTTACTACCGTTGCGAATATCATCTACAACACTCTTCAATACATCAACAATATCATCAGCACAGTTAATAGATCCACCCTTAACAGTGAAGTTAGGGAATCTCTTCTTCATTAACCATACAACTTCTTGAGCAATAAAGTCTAAGTTTGCAAGTACTAAATCGCCAGCGTTGATATATCTCTGAGTATTCTTATTAAATCCATTGTTGGCAATACCAACATTAACAGTAAGAGTTGTCCCTGAAACCGCAGTGATAGCAAGGGTTGTGTCGTATGCAGGGTCAGTTACTCTTGGATATGTATGAGAGGTTTGATGATTATCCTTAGAACAAGTGAAGGATAACTTATTAGCACCAATCTTAAGAGTATCACTTGTTGTGAAACTATGAGAACCAATAGTTAATACCAAGTCTCCTGTATTAGGATCATATGTTGCATCAGTTACATCCTTCTGTACACTATTAGCAGTTATTGTAATAGCATTAACTGCAGTACTACCATTATAGATGTGCTTACCAGCAACATCTCTTACAGTTGCAAGAATAGCATCATTATTGAAGAATTCTCCTTCAGTAAATCCTTCTACACCAGACCAATCATCAATATAATTAACACCATCATTACCATCACAGTGTAATAGTAGTTTTGTATTAGCATCACCTTGGAATATACCAGCAACAGGAGTAAATGCACCAGTATAACGGTTAGTTGTAGAAACTCTTACCTCATCAACATGACCAACAAATCCATTAGCACCATTCCAATCAGCACCAATTCTTATTGGTTTAGCAACATAGGTTGTACTGTCAGTACCAGTTCCAGCTTCAACACCATTAATGTAGATCTTACCAGTTGTGCTGGACTTAACATATGCAATATGAGTCCATGTATTAGCAGAAATCGTTGTTGCACCTGAAGTTACAAGATCAGAATTATTAACATTTACACGAACTTGACCTGCCTCTAAGTATAATCTGAAGGCAACTTCATTAGCACTACTTGCTCTTGTATCGAATATATCAGCAGTACCACTTACTGAAGCAGTAGCAGGACGGATATACATCTCAATAGTAAATGCACCAGATCCAAATGCTATTTCATCAGTAGATGCATTAACAATATAATCAGCAGCAGCAAATTCTAAAGATGCTGTTCCAAACTTCTTCTGTGCGGTATCGATAGCAGCAGCATTTTCAAAGGTAAAGTCAAAGTAATCTTCACCATTTGCTTTACATCTACCAATCTTACCAAGATAAACAATATTACGTGCTTGATTAAATCCAATAACTTCAGCTTTAGTATCTCTGGTTCTAATTACTTGTCCAGTATTAAAGAATCCATCACCAATTCTATTAGTGAAACTTAATTTTCTAACTCTTCCATCTTCTCCAGCAATAAAATCACCATTACTATTACCATATTCAATCTTATAATTACGGATATTCTCATTTTCTACAAGAGTTCCTACTGCATTATCATAAGGAATAGTATAGTTATTGATACGCTCATTAGAAGGGAATTTAGAATCAAATGCAGTAGCATTGTCTGTAAAGTCAACAATACTAATCTGAGACTTAGAAATATCGTCTAATACAACGTTTGGATAAGTCTGAGAGGTAATTCTGTTGAATAGTAGACCAAAGAATGATGAACCTTCAGATATATTAACTTGACCAATAAATTCATTAGTTGTAGGATCTTGATATGCTGCAGTTGCAGTAACAGTAGCAACAACACCAGATGATGCACCAAGAATAACATCATTTAATTGAATATCAAATAAACCAGGAGTTGATTGATAAGTACCAGCAGTCTTACTTAGGGTTAATGTATTAGTAACGCTAATGTCTGTACCGTAAATTGGAGTATTCTCTTGTACAGATTGAGCAGTAGTACCAAGTTGTCCTCTGGTAACACCTATAGTTGTAGATGATGATCCATCAGTAATACTATCAACTCTGAATATTTCAGAACCAAACTGATAATTCTTAGTAGCAGTAAATGTTCCAGCTGGAACAGGACCAGGATCGCCAGTTAGAGGAACTACTTCAAATGATACAGTAGAAAGACCAATAGTATAACGAACCTTAGCTACTGGTGTTTCAGCACCAGATTCAAGGTTAATTTGTTCAACCTTTGCAGTATCTCCAGTTAAGTTAGTGATCTGCTCACCAAATGTGAATAGACCAATATTTGATACAGCAGTATTTGTTGCTAAGTTAGCAGAGAATCCAGTAGCACTAACAGTACATAATTCACCAACAATAAAGGTTCCTTCAATAATATAACCATTAATTGTAGTACCAACAACTGTTGTTACAGTTAACTTTGCACCAGATGATATACCAGTTAATACGTTACCTAATGATGGGTAAATACCACTCTGATTAGTAAATGTAAGTGCAACAGTAGACTTCTGAGAAATTGTTATGTTTGCATACTTAACACTTGCTGGAGGTTGTGGTGGTTCGGAGAATACAATAGAGTCTTGCTGAATACTAAATGAAGTCTTAGGATTCTGTACAACACCATTCAATACAATCATTAACTGGTTTGCGTTTGCAACAACATTACCACCATCAACAGTTAGAGGGAATGAGATTCTCTCACCGTCAAATAAGTTAGAAATATCATCGACACGTTGTACAACAGAGGTCAAAATGTTCTCTGAAGATGTCAGTCTCTTCTGCCTGAATAGAACTTCAGTATTATTGAAGTCAGAGTAAATTGGTTCAACAAGAGCAAAGTTTTGAATATTAGGAACGATTGATTCCTGAGCAAGTTCAACAGACTTAGTTAACTGGAAGAATGTCTCTTTGTTAGGAACAAATCCATACTCATTAAGGTTTAATTCACCAAATACTTTAAATGATGCAGGGTGAACGTTCTTAATAAGGATCTCTTTCCAATCGCTGATAGAAACAGCAGATTTAACAGCATAAGAGAAGTCCTGATAGTAGTAAGAGTCTTGAATCTTTTGAATAATTTCGGAAGGTTTACCAACATCATCGATAAACTGACCTGTTGTTTTGGTAATAGAACCAATTTCAAGAACACCTTTAGCGATCTTCAGATCACTGATAGTACCTGAAGACTTAGAAATAACACCAGTAACTTTTTCATTTTCTGTAAATGAACCAGTGTAATCAACAATCTTAAGAATTCGAGGTCCAACCTGCCAACCAGAGTTAGTAGAAACATAACCTTGAGCAGTAGCATTTTCAAGTGAATCACCTTGATATATCAATTCTCCTTCTAAGAAAGTAGAAGTGATAACGTTAGCAGTAGCAGCACCACCAAATGATTCAGTTAATACACTTTGACGACCTTCACCAGCGTTAACGAAGGAAAGAGCATCACCAAGAGCAGCGTTAGATGCAGTAATAGCAAGTTTTAACTGATCTGGTTCCAATGAGTTTGCTGTACCAGCAATAGCAAAGTAAGTAGTAGAAGCATTTAATCTACCAGTTGCACCAGCAGCAAGTGGGAAATCAGCACCATCTCCAGTATCAGTTACAGTAACTGTTACTTCAGAACCATTTACAATACCATGAGGATAAGCAAATTGAAGTAATCCTAAGTCAAGGTTTACAACATAGTTGAATGAAGACTTAAGATTAATAGTTGGTGTAGATGAATAACCAGCACCAGGATCTTTAACAAAGATTTGATCTAATCGACCATTCTTGATAGTTGCTTCAGCAACAGCACCAGTACCACCACCACCTGTAATTACAACAGCAGGAGGTAAGGAATAACCAGAACCTGGGTCAGTAACTGTAATACTTGAAAGTATACTTGTAGATGTTAACTGAGCGTTAATCGGGAAGGTAATCTCAGGACGTAAAGTATAGTCATGAGGATAATCATATCCAAAGTTATTATTCTTAAGTTTCTTGATTTTTCCGACATTTGTACCCTTAGTAAAGATAGATGCCCCTGTACCAGCAGAAGGAATAACAACTACTAATTCAGCACCAGATCCAGTTAAACCAGATCCAAGAATACCTGAAATTGAGTTAATATCAATAGTTGCAGTAGTATATCCTTTACCTGGATCAATAACATCAACTTTTTGAATTTGACCTGGTATAGTAGTACCTTCATCATCAGTGCCATCAGCAACAGTAATAGAAACTAATCCACCTTCTCCATCACCAGCAATAGGTACGTTATTGTATTCTCCAACAGCATATTCAGTACCTGGAGCATTAATTTGAACTCTTTCAATCTTTCTTGTTGATACAATACCTGTAACAACTGGTAATTTAGTATAGAATCCACCAGAGTTAACAATACGGATATTATTAATAGAACCAACAGCTTTTAGTGAACTTGTACTATAACTTGTCCTACTTACATCTGCAGAACCTTCTGGCTCATTTTGTAGAGGGAATTTGAATATATCAGGTCCAGTAGTAATAGTCTGACCAGCAGTAGAACTAATTTGGAATGTACCCTTATATGGAGAATCTACAACATCTAAGTAACTACCAGGAATTACAGGAGAATCATCCCCAGTTCTTGATGGGTCAAAGTAATATGAAATATTTGTAACAACGCTTTGATCAACTTTCAGTTTAACTGTAGGTGTAGGTTGTCCTTGACCAGTTACACCAGGAGTACCAATTCTTTCAATAGAGTTGAATGAATATTCCAACTTATAAAGGTTATCCTTAGCAAATGATAGGTTACCCCCAACCAATGAAGAGTGACTTAGGTCAAACAGATACTGGTGACCATAATACATCTTCAACACAGGAGACTTAACAAATATACTAACATTACCAGGAGTGCTTGTCTCAGGATCAGTTATTGCTGCTTGAGGTAATTTGTAAGTAAATTCAAGTGAACTTACAACAGTATCAACAGGGAATGCACCATCATACTCATCATATACAACACCACCAGAAGTACGTTCTGGGTTACCATCAATATAAAGCATTTCACCTGCATTGAGGTAATGCTTAGTAGCAGTAATTACATAAACTTCATCACTATTAGCAACTGCAGTTACCTGAAGAATCTTAGTAAGGTTTGCAACTAAAGTAATCTTTAGAACACCAGTTAAATTAACTATTGTTGCTTGAGAATAATCAGCATTATAAGAAATATCACCTGAATTGATTGTAACAACAGATCCAACAATATATGGTGAAGAACCAGAAACTTCATCAATTCTTATAGAGTAATCTGCATCAGCATATGGTTTGAATGTTGCAAATGTGTGTAGATTATTAGCTCCACCAACTTCTAAAGGATAACTTGAAAGAGGAATGATAAAGGTTCCAGGAGTTTGATTAACAACTTGTGCAAAAGTATATCCTATTATCTCATTAATATCATTAGGAATTGGTCCAACAATGTTATAAGTAGACTGCTCACTAAACTGAACTGTGCTTAATTGACCAGTATTAAGATCATCTGACCAAAGATTATTATTAACAGCAACATATATCTTATTGTTATCATTATCAACTCTAATGATATAACCGCTATTTTTAAATGTAGATCCTGTATAAAGTTGTAATTTAGCACCAACTGTGAAATTAAATGCCTGATTAACAGTAAGAATCTGAATATTATCAATCTTAACAGTATCAGTAACTTTAAAGTAATATCTGTCTTTAACTACAGCAGATACCTTAAGTTTCTGTGAACCTGGAGAAGGAACAGTAGCAGTTCTTGAACCCCAAATATCCTGAGTATAAGTTAGAGTCTCAGTATCTTGAGACATCGTAGTTGTTGTATCGTCAAAGTCAAGAGTCTGTAAACCTGCATCACCTAAACTATATCCAGTAGCAGAAACAGTTATAGCAGAACCAGTAACAGGAGTTACAGCAGTTCTAACAAATCCTAATTTAGTATTAGTTCTTTCACTATAAGTTCCAATTCTTCCAGATTCAGCATTCTTATCAACCTTAATACCCCAACCAACATAATCAATATTATCATAACGATTCAAGTAAGAAGTAAACCATGCATCATCTACCCAATCAAATGTCTGACTATAACTTGCAGTTGGAGGTAATGTTACAACATCAGTAGGAACTGTAGGAGTTACAAATCTATTCCTTAATTTAATGTTATCAATGTAGAATTGACCCTGCTTAGATTGAGCAAAATCAGTTGCTCCACTACCAAAACCAATTTGGTTACCAAAGTATATGTTTTTAGTACCAAGAGCAGTATTTGATAATGTACCAGTAATAACTGCAATACCATTAATATATGCCTTGAACTCATTACCATTCTTAGTTAATGCTACAAACTGCCAAGAGTTATCAGCATACATGTTGGTCTGAGATGATGACTGACCAGAACCGCTTATAAGTTGTGTTGTGTTATTAGTAATTACTAATTGTAACTCTCCACTACCATTATCATAACCTAACCATAGACCACCAGTAGCATCTCTTGCTCCACCAATACCACATAAGGTTTGAGCACCTTGAGATAAAGTCTGTGATTCACTACCATTCTTATAGATCATGAACTCTAAAGTCCAATCACCAGCAAGAGTCTCTTTTAATGTAGTACCTGGAACACTTAAGTAAGAATTAACCCAAGTAGAATTAGAACCTGCAGGATTATAACCATAGATCTTAGCAAGGTTACCTGTATAGGTTATTGCATTAGTAGCACCAACAGATGTTAAAACATGATGACCTGTTATATCAACTTGCTCATTATTAGCAAAATCGTAGATAAATTCATTTCTATTCCACTGAGTTTGACCAAATACATGAACATCACCTGATTCATCAACATCAAGTGCATGTGCAGTTACACCCTCAATATTATTAATATTGAAATTATTAGTTGTATGATTCTTAATCTTACCATCATAACCAATCTTAACTGTATCTACAGTTGTTTGAGTATTTGTATTATTCTTTCTTGTAAATGCAACGTTTAAATCACCAAATAAATCAATTTCAGATGAAGTTGTTACATGAACTTCTCTACCTGGAGCAAGATAACGATAATTCCAGATTAAAGTACCATCAGTAGAATTAACCTTACCAACCCAGAAACTATCTCTAGTTGTATCATCACTCTTCATTCTGCAAGAAGCAGTAAGATAAATTTCCTTAAATTCATCAATACAAAGTGTAGAATCTAAGAATGAGTAAGTTGCATTACTAAATTCCTTAATCCATTGAATTTCAATAACACTTGTACCAATAGTTGCTTTACCTACACACTGATTAATATCCTGAGCAGTGTCTGTTGCTGATACTTCCATCGTGAAGTATACATCAGTACCATCAATGATTAAATCAGTAATTTTCTCATTTCCAGTAGCAGAAGCTAACTTTCTCTTAACTGAGAAATTACCAGTAGTATCAATAGATGCAATAAATGCATCAAAAGGTGCAGCAGAGTTAGTATTAGTATAACCACCAATAATATAACGAGTATCTGAATATTTCTGAATTGCAGTTACATTATCAGAACGAGTTGCACCAGATATACCAGCATATGCTTTTTGGAAACTTAATGTTGCACTAAGTCCATTTTCTGCCTGAACATACTTACAAAGAATGATATCAGGGTTATATGCATCGAGTAGAGAACTATTGGGTTTATTATTACCAACTACCCAAATATTATCTCCATCTACATACAATCTCTCAAATTCTACGTATTTTAGACCAGCTGTACTCTCTAAAGTTTTTTGCCACTCTTTAACACCTGTAGCAGATAACTTCGCTACAAATCCTACTGTATTACCATCAGCATCTAAAGTTTTACCACAAGTGAATACTTCTTTCTTAATATTAACCTTACAGTCATTAATCTTGACATAATTATTATTTTCAATCTTAGAAACATAATAATCAGCCTTCTTGTATATCTGAGGATGACTTAAAATAACACGAGGATTGGTAGTATACCCAGATCCAGAGTTAGTAATGTTAACAGTATCAATAGCACCAACAGAACTAACAACCGCTTGTAAAGCACCTTGGGTTCCGTCGCCATCGATGATAATTGTTGGAGGAATTTCTTCATTATATCCAGATCCTGTCTGACTAATGACTATTTGCTCAATACCCTTGAATTGACGAACTTTAAATGTTTTGTTCGTGTTATCCATGATAGGTGTATAATCAATAAACACACTATCGCCAGCTATCAAGTTATGAGGTACATCTGTCTTTAATGTACCGTAGTTACTTCCACTTACATTCTCAAAACCATAAGTTGAAACTGACTCACCTTTAATACGTGAAACACGAGCAGATACACCATCTCCATCAGTATCTGTATTATCAAATACCAGTCTATCATTGACCTGATAGTTAATACCTGGGTTTTCAACTGTAAATCCAGTTACAGAAGCATCTTCAAACTTAGTAATAGTCTCAACTTCAATATCAACCTTGGAGTCAAACTTAACTGTAGGGAAGTAATCGAATAGTTGTAATGGTGCTTCTTCAAACAACTGAGTAGGATTAGCAGTCTCCTCAGCATCAATTACACCATCTCTATTAACGTCTTCTGGATCGAATAAGAGGATTTCTCCTGCTTCAGTAGTCAATGCATTAGTAGAAGCATTTGGAGTCCTTGTAACGTCAATATCAACGTTCTCATAAGGGTCTCTGTAACGTACAACACCTGCAGGAATGTTCTGTTGTGTTGCAGCATCAACAAGGTTCCATTTATCAACAACTGAGTTGAAACTTGGACCTAAAACATAAGGGAATACTGGGTTACCATCTTCTGTAGAATCAATAGTAACAAAATAACAATATCTACCATCAGTAAAGTCTGGTGTCTTACAGAAACGACCATTATACTGATCTAAATCACCTAAACCGAAGACATACTCATAATCTTCAACAAAGTTACCAGCAGCTTCTGAATTTAGTAAAGGACCAGCAGTTCTTGCTGGATATGGGTTAGTTGTTGCATCATAAACTAAATTTGTCTTCAATCTATAAGAAGTATTCAGTTTTGTAATAGAAGATGCTTGGTTAGTTGGGTCAGAGAAACCATAAGGACCATAAATTGGGTTACCATCAAACGCCCATCCAATGATAGGTGAGTGATTTAATTGAGTTTCTTGCTCCTTAATATTACCACTAGCATTTTCAAATAAGTTATCACCAAGAATATATCTTAATTTCTGAGGGTTGGATAAGTGAGCATACTCACCACCATATTGGTTATTAAATCCTTCAAATACAGTACCTTTAGCAGAGTCAAATGTTGATGTTGCTTGAAGGTTATAAGTCCATTGGAATACATTAGGTGTAAATGTAGCACCTTGACCAACAGATGTTAGGTTAATAATCGTAGTACCTTGAACATAGTTAATACCCTTATTAACAATAGTGATACCAGTAACTCTACCAGCATTTTCACCATCAGTATCAATAGTAGCACGAGCAACAGCACCAAATCCAGCACCCTGAACAGAAACTTCAGGTGCGGTAGTATATCCAGATCCAGCAGAAATAATAGCGATAGAAATGATTCTACCATTAGTTACAATTGCCTGAGCAACTGCACCACTACCAGAACTTAGTGTGACAGCAGGATTTGAAGTGTATGAAGCACCACCATCTGTTATAGCAATACTTTGAATTGGACCACGAACAGATGCAGTACCTTCAGCACCAGTTCCTCCACCACCAACAATAGTAATTGAAGGCTGGGAAGTATATCCAGAACCACCTTGGTTGATCAGTATACTAGATACAACACCTTTAGTGATAATAGCAGTAGCTGCTGCTCCTGCTCCGCCACCACCTACAATAGAGACCAAAGGTGAGGAAGTATACCCAGAACCCCCTGCAGTGACTGTGACTTCAGAGATAGAACCATCAACAGTTACATTTGCAGTTGCACCTGAACCGCTACCACCAGAAATAGTAATAGTTGGAGGTGAAGCAGCATCATATCCAGCACCAGCATTAGTGATGTTAATTCCAGTTATAGCACCGAAAGTTTTACTTAATTTTGACTTATATGCCCATATTGATACACCATTAACCCAAGTACCAACAGGACCAGAATCAATAGTATTCTTAGTCGAAATTGTAGTAGGTACTTTAGGAAATCTGTTTAATTTACGTTGGTTTCCTGGAAGAAGAGCAGATCCTGGGAAAGGACCAATCTTATAGTTAGGAATACCTGTAGAAGCAACGTAAGTATGAGTAGTATCGAAGAATGAGTTTTGTACGTTAGTAGTATAAGAACCAATAGCATTTAAAACTGCACTATTATCTGACTTACCTTTATTAAGGTCAACAGATACAAGAATATTACCTTGAGGTATTACAGTAGCAGGTTGGGGAAGTTGATACTGGAAAGTATACTCGGAATCCCTTGATGTGACTAAGAAAGTTCCGTTATAGATTATTGGGTTAGCACCATATACAGTTACCTGATCTCCAACTAATAATCCATGAGGATTAGCACAAGTAAGAGTTGCAGATTGGTCATTAACACCACCAAATGTTACAGTATTAACTGATATTAATTTTTTAACGTTATACAACCAAGTTGTAAGATCTGAAGTCGTACCAGTACCACCTAACTTAGAAACTGTTAATTTATCTCCAGGTAAGTAGTAAGATCCAGTATCTGTTAGATTAGTTTGCTGTGCATCAACAATACCAACAACATTCATTACAACTTCTTGTAATGTACCCTTATTCAGGTAAACTTTGAAGTTTGAAGTAACTTGTGTAGCAGAATCCCAATCTTCAACAACACCATTTACAGAACGAGTACATTCGATAAACTGGTTAAGTGATTTTTCCTTATATTGTACAACTTCTGTCGTAGTACCCGAACCAATAACAAACTCACCGTTCCTTTCTGGCCAACCAATGGTAGAGTCAACCGTAATAATAGAGTCGGTTGCACTCAATGGTTCAGCAAGTTTTGTCTTATATGGAACAGTAAATGAACCAGTAATAGTCTCTTCAGACAATACAAGTTCAAAAATTTCTACTTCAGACGTTTTAATTGAAATATAATTTTCTACAAGAGCACTCGCTGCTTTAATATTAGGGTCTGATATATCCTCTTCTTGTACTAATAAAGCATCTTTAATATCAACAGAATTACCAGAAACCTTAGTAGCACGAAGAATAGTATCAATAGACCAAGTAGCATCAGATGGTTTGATAATCTGATCTTTTGGATAAGATATACTTACAGTTTCACCATAAAGTAACTTAAAGAGATAAGCAATACTAAAAGATGTACCCTTTGAAGAGTAGAAATCTTTAATAGTTTTAATTGCTGTACGAACGTCAATTTTCTTATAATCGAGTTCAGGTACATCAGGAAGGAACTGTTCTGTATATTTGTCTAAAAGTCTCTTTATAAACAGTTGGTCTAAGCACTTAACTGGAGTATTAACAGTAGCTGCAGCAGCAGTAGTTGCACTAGAGAAAACTGCATTACCATCTTCTGTATATGAAGTAATTCCTGAAGCAGCACGAGCACATCCTTCAAATTGTGCTTTAGTGTATTCTTTTCCTTCCTGTGTTACAGTAAAACCAGTAATTTCCTTTAAACCAATCTCAGCAGATGCTTCTGCAGCAGGTGGAGTCTGAATAACGATAGTTGGAGGTGCAGCAGCAGTATAACCAGTTCCAAATGCAGTTATATTAATATCAGTGATTCTACCATTGAATATTGCAGCAACAGCAGTTGCTCCAGTACCACCTATTGAATTTCCTTGTGCATCTACTCTTCCATCAACAATGTATACAGATGGAATATCCTCATATCCGCTACCACCATCTAAAAGTTCAATATTAATTACACGACCATCACCGTCAACAGACGTTTGAAGTATTTGAGCACCAACTGGATCAACAATAGCAACCCTTGGAACTGTTGTATATCCTTGCCCTGCATTTAATACAGTAATTGAAGCAAGAGTACCGTCTGCAGCAAGGTTTGCACGTAATGATGCTTTAATAGGGTTAGTTCCTGTTGGTTCATCGACATATATGACTGGGGCAGTAGTATAACCAAATCCTACATTAGTAATGGTTGGAGCAGCTGCAAAAGAACCATTAGTAATGGTTGGAGGATCAATTGTAGCACCTCCAGGCTGTCTAAATGTTAATCTTGGTGTAAATGTATATCCACTACCTGAATTAAGTATTTCAAGTCCACTTACAGCACCATTAGTAACAGTTGCTTTAAGTTTTGCCTGTGTTGCACCTGGTTTAGTTGGTGATTGTACTTGAACTACTGGTGGGTTAGTGTCACTATAACCTTTACCACCATCTAATAGAGAAACTGATTTAACACCATTAACTAATGCATTAGCTGAAGCACCACTACCTAATACAGAACTAATAGTTACTTTAGGAGGATACTCAAATCTATATTCTGATCCATTAGTATCAGTCTCAATGCTGGTAAGAGTACCAGTATCACTAATACGTGCATATCCAATAGCACCAGCTCCAAATGAAGGTACAGGTGCCTCAATAGCATATAATGATAAGAATCTACCGTTTAAAGGGGCAGTTAAGAATATAAATTGATCTCCATCTATGAAGAAATCAACTTTAGGAACTAAAAGTCTATTATCATAAATTGCAATAACATATTCATCTACAATAGGTTCATACCTTTCAGCATTCTTTGTAATAGTAAATTGTCTCTTAGATTCACCAAAAGAATTAGATAAATTATCTATTGCTACAATTGGGTTTTCAATAAAACCACTTAAGAAATTAATATATGTCTGATCTGATCCATCTGAAGGAGTTCTTGTTCTTGGAGCCTCATTAAAGACGATATTAGTACCATTAATGGTATAATCAACAACAGGAACTAAAATTTTACCATAAACACTTACAATTAAGTGTTGTGGTGTTATAGGAGCAATAGGACTGTCTTGAGATGTTAAAGGAAACTGCGTTGTTGTTCCATCAAATGATAAAAGAGGACTTGCAAGACCTGTCCACTTAAGTTTTACCTGATCATATGAAATACCTGGACTTAATGCAATATTAGGTGCAGAAGTCGTCTTTTCATAGTAAATTATCTCATCACCAATTAATACAGATCCATTATTATCAAGAAATTTATCAACACTCTCTACAACAATAGTATTATTCGTCGAATTTATTGCTTCTACAACTTTAGTCGAACCATCAAGTATCCCAATATCTAACTTATCAATATCAAGATATTGAAGGAAGTTATTGAGTATATTTTGACCTAATCCTGTTTTCTCTTGAGATCTATAATAATACTGTATAAACCTATTAAATAGGGGATATTCAGACTCCAGAAAATCGGGAGTCTGACTCCTTATAGCTTGAGAAACCTTATTAATATTGCTCATCTAATTAGAAACAACTATCTGTATTCGTTGTGCCAGTGTTTGTCAGGTTCGGAACTTCAACCGTAGTTGGAGTCTGATTGAAAACTGTTGGTGTCAAACTATTTAGAGGTATAGTACCAGGTGGAGTTGTTCCAATTGGAGAAACCGTAACCTCAGGATTCACAATATTAATAACAGTTCCTGGTGTAGATGCTGGAATGGTAGAATTGTTTGAAGGTATAAAGAGCACGGGGATTTGTAAATCTATTGGTAAGAGAGTAGTATCAATCACCGTTCCTACACCAGTAACAGTATCAGTTAACGTTAAGTTAGTGATAGAAGGTACATTAGCACCAGCACCTATTATATTAACTGCTCCGAAGCATATTTCGCCTGTAGCATAGTTAACTGATCCAGCACTATCATTCGTATATACTTTCTTATTACCAGTGTTATAGAAGGTTCTTAACTTACCAAATCCATCGTCTTCAAATTGCTGATCGATACCTGGTCTATCAGCAGTCCTAAAGGTTCCTGATAATACGACAGGTTCCTTCTTACAAGAGTCACTAGCACCACTATTACTTGGAGCACTATCATATAATTGACCACCAGTTGAAACACAATACGTGTTTGTTGAGTTAGTACCTGGTTTGATATACTTCAGAATTGTAGTTTGTAGTGAAACGTCACTTATACACTTGTCGGAAAGCACAATTGCCTTCTCAAAGTTCTGACTTCTAAAGGTAGAGTTAAAGTTATTAATCTGTGTCTGAGAAGCCCAATTAGTGATAGCATCATTAATATGGGTTTTTATATCAGATGTACTAGAACCGCAACCAGTATCATACTGTGCAAAGATCTTATTGTAGATATAGATCTGATCTGGATCAACGACAACAGGGTCAATTGATGCCATAGCGTATTTTCTTAAATCTGCTGCTACTTCTTTCTTAGTTTGGTCATTAAGTAATGATCCAGTCTTAGTTTTGATTGCAACGAAAACTTTACCGTAAATTGGAGGATTTAAAGCATCTCCACCATATGCAACAACGGAATCAGCATTAGAATAAACTTTTTTAGTAATAACAGCATAATCTTGTGCTGTTACTGCTCTATACTGTGCAGAGTAGTATCTTGGAGCATTATATTTAATAGATTCAGGTGATTCTGCAACAGATCCCAGTTGTGACCTGTCTTTTGTTGTAAGATCTACTGAATTTGGTCCATAAGCAACTCCTAAATTATCCCTCATAGTACCAACGAAGGAGAATCCAGTTACCTCATTTGCTTCAATACCAGAAGTTACAAGATACTCAAGATCAACAACCTCACCATCTTTTAGTGCTCTACCAGCAGTATCATCACCAAACCTTATCTCATACCTCATATCCTCGCCTTCAGAGAGGAAATAAACCCTTGTGGTAGCAGTTAGGTTGGTAACAGTATCAACCTTGTTATAGAGGTCAGAAGCAGTCGCAGACTCGTTTGCTTTTACCCTTACAGTTAAAGTATCAATATCAGCGTCTTCAGAAGGAACTTTATAATTTTGAGTTGCAAAAGTATTAACAACGTAGTTAAATCTGACAATAGTTCCTTCACGAATCATCAAATTGTCAAATTCGGCAAGTCCAGTGGTAGTATTAACAACTACAGTAGTATCTTGAAGAATATTCCAAATAAAATTACCACCAGTAGCAACTGCACCCTTAGATAGAGTTATACTACTTGGATATGCACCATTTGTCTTAACAGTCTGTACTTCAAGTTTAAGACATGCTTTTGATGAAGCAATTGACTTAGGAACATAATTTAACAGTTTAGCAATATTAACAATATTGTCTCTAACAGTGGCAGAAGGCAAAAATGCCTCATTCATTGCCATATTAGCATTAAATGCGGTATAATATGTGTTATACGCTAAAGTATCAATCAAATACGTCAGAGCAGAACCTTCAAAGTCATAATCAGTGAACTCTGATCTGGTTCTAAGATAAGACTTAATCGATGCTTTTACATCATCAAAATCTAATGCTGTTAAATTATTCGGTTGCATTATTCAGGTCTCTTTAAGACAAAGGAAATATTCTCAACAACGGGTTGCCCAACAATTTGGTATTCAACATCTATTCCAATAGCATTATCATCCCAAATAGGTTGTACGGATACTTCCGTGAGGGCAACTCTAGGTTCATACTGATTAATAGTATTTATGACTTCTTCTTGGATTTGATCAGCCACAAAGGGATCTAATGGTTCAAATAGTAATGTATATACATTAGATCCAATTAAAGGTTGGAAAGGTTTCTCTCCAGGAGTAGTTAATATTAAATTCTTTATTGATTGTTTAATTGCATTATCATTCTTTACCACATTAACATCATCCGTGAAAGGATTTTTTCCCATCATCACGGCAATATCCTTAAAAGCACGAGACCTTTTCTGTTCGTTCCTTCCAATCTTCTTTAATGCCATTATACCTTATAGAATGTATAGTTCAAAAACAATTCTTCCATAGGACCAATTGGTTTTATAACCTTTACATAATATTTATCGTCTACTTGGTATTTTTCGCAATTAGGGAAGTTTGAATGATTCAAAAATCCTCCTAATGGTGTCCGAAATATTTCTTCACCTCTAATAAGGTGAGATAGACCCAATTCAGTTCCAACTTTAAGACTATTCCTTGAGAATATGCCTTGACCAGCAATAGGGCTGTTTGAAATAAACAACCCCTCTGGTAATGCCCTGTAAGTCACATTAACATATTATAGCTGGAACTATTTAGTTACGAATATGACTGCTCATACGCTTTTTGCTTTTTTAGTGCCTCTTGATGCACTCCCCACATTTCTTTAAAGAGTAATGTAGCAAATTCATAAGCAGTTTCCACTTCACGTTGCATATCATCCTTTAATCTTCCACGGATCTTTGTTATCAATTCACCAGGATTATTAAATTCAAACATTTTACCAGATCCAGGTACTCTTGCCTTTAACTGCTGACCACCCATAAGGTCTCCCATATGCCTTGTATAGCAGTGTGCCCAGACTCGTTCTGGTTCATGCCTTAATCCATCTAAGTACGCTCTATAAGCGTATACAGAGTCCAATACGGCAGGAGGTTCTGATTCCTTCCATAACTCATCAAAATCCTCTTGTATCTGTGGTGCTCTTAAGAGATCTTCAAAACCTTTTAAAACACCTCCTTGTACTCCAATTTCCTCTAATGTCTGATATATGAGGTAAAGTTGGTACAAATAAGTTGCGTATGTCTCATGAGGACAACGACCACTGAATAAAATGCCAACAAAGGGTTGACTCTCTGCTTGTTTATGATGTTGTTGTGTTAATTCTTTTAAACTCATTATCCTTGTCCTCTTGTGCGTTTTTTCGCATGATTGCGACTAGTAGCGGAATATTTAGTGTGTTTTCCATTCCCTTGACGGGTTTTCTTAGGTTTTGCCTCCACAAAAGTGTCGGGATTCCAATTTATTGATTTTGCCATAATTTAGGTTATTTTCCTACGTATACATTTGGACTAGCTGTTGCGACTAACGATGTGCATGGAAATGCAACCGTTGTATCACCTAAAGGATCACTCATTCTACCTAAACGTAATGTTTGAACAAACACTGTTGCGGTAGTGGCGAATAGTTTACGAGCATGACCTACTGCTGCTTCTCTACCACCTGCAGTACCTACAGTACAATGCCATGCTGGTGTACTTACAGTACAAAAGCATTTAAAACCTACGGAAGTAGTTGTATGTTGTACTGGAGTAGGATGGGGAATAAGCAAATCTTGGTCACAGATAGGCATTTTACCATTAATTATCACAGTACGCAAGTACGGACCAGCAGGTGTTTGAGAATGAGGTGGCCATATAGTAGTTGCATTCATTGCTGCAACTGGTTTTGGCACCACTTGAGGTGCTAAAGATGGGTGTGGACAAGGACTAAGTGTACCACCACCTAAACCTGGATGGTGTGATGATCCGCATCCTACTCCATGTCCACTATCAACTCCCATATAGAGAGCTGCTCCTAAAGGTGATCCTGCCATAATTACTGACTATAAGGGTTACCGTATGCTGCTGTAGCATCTGCGACTTGTCGTGCAGATGCACTCAAGTCATTATACATGGGAAATGTGCCTGAACAAGACCATGCTTTACAACCAGATCCCATAAGACTTGACATAGTATATGTAGTATTGTATGTCACACCAGTATCAGGATCCGTAGTTGAACCTCCAGTTCCAGGAGCAGGGGCAGTACAACTAAAGTGAGTACATCCCGCAGTTACGGGAGTAGATGCTAATGTTACGTTAATTGTTGTTTTTCTTGTTGGATCTGGTCTATATTGACGGAGCATGTACTTTGTATACTCTGAAGCATGCGGAAGTTGACTTGTTGCACCTTGAACAGTCTCTACATACATCTCTTTACGCACATCATACTCAATCGCATTCTCTTGTGAGATATCATCTACGTCTTTTACACGCTGAGCTATATCTTCTTGCCTTGCAATTTCCCATTCATCCTTATATTTTCTATCAATATCAATGTCATTAAGGTACTGTAAGTCATATTGGACTTTAGTTTCCTCTTTATATTTGTCTGTAGCCGCTTTTGTGTACTTTTGTTGCGGTAATTTACTAACTCTATTACGATTAGGGTCTTCTTTTACCCTAAATGTCTCATCTGGTATCGTATAATCTTGTCTTTCGGGTGTTAAATCAATAGTATTTGATATATCTGTTCTATTTTCACCAGAAACACCAAAATCTGTGCCATATTCATCAATGGCATCCATTACTAATGTAGAATCTTCTTTATGTACTGTATTTCCAGCCTCATTAAAGATTGTAATAGATTCTCTCTTCTCATCATTGATGACTGCGAACTGTGGAAGGTTCTCTGTACTGTATCCAGACCCTCCATCTTCCACTTTTATTGCCGTAAGTACACCATTTGTAAATTCTGCCTTAACTTTTGCTTGTCTTCCTGAGTCAATCAATGGTGGTGTAACAATTAATTCTGGCTCTCTTCCTTGTATATTTTGAGCAAGCCACCCAGATCCTCCATCTACGATAGAAACGCCAGAAAGTACTCCATTTGTTAAATTTGGGGTGATTTTTGGTTGTTTTAGGGTCGAAAATATGTTTGGAGCGTTTTTATCTACGTCTGCGGTGCAATATTGGATACTTTTGTTCAAAAATTCGTATTTTCCGACTAAAATTGCCCTTTCTGCTATACCTTTACCCGCTTTTGCGGTAATTACGTGATTTCTTGAGCTAGTATACTGTGTATCCTTCGCAAAATCGCTACCATTTCCATCTAAGTAAATTATATGATATGGGAAGTTATCTAAGTCAGTAGTGAACACTCTATTGATAGTATGACCGTTAATTGTGTCTCCTGCTCTTAAAACGTCAAAACCTGTCTGTCCTTCAGTTGCCTGATACGGACCAACACCAGTAATCTTCAATGTTACCTGTAAAGTAGTAGTCGTATTGTCATAATGAGTTACTAAGTACTGTAAATTGAACGTATCATTGACAGCATAACCAGTTCCAGGATTCAAAACCTCTGTTGGTTCCCATTTTGTGCCTGTAAAGACAGTAGAACTACCAGAATCGTCAAAAATAGGGTAAATATTGAATTTTATACGTAATCCAGTCTTATTATTACCTGTATCGTTGATTTCAAAGACCTGAAAGTCGTTAAATGACTCGTCTCCACTAACCCAAGGGTTTTGGGTCGATGAATAGATTATACCAGAGACTTCATCTTGATTCCAAGCGTCAGTATAAGTGGTTCCGTCGGCAGAGAGGCTGAAATCAGTGAGTCCATTAGGTATCGTGGTGGATAAAGAGTCGTATGAGAACGCTAATTTATTCTTATCACTCCCAAACCCGAATAATGTGGGGTGGGGGCAGTCTGAATCTCCAGTTAGGTCATCGTCTCCCTCTACGGTATAAGATAATGTGGTGCTCGCGGGGGTGCACGTAAATCCAGTACAAGGATGACACTCAGAAGATGATGTCATACTTCCATCATCACCAGTGGTTACCTCGTCTTCGATATAAAAACAAGGACTACCTATGATGCCCTGTTTGTCGCTTGTATCATATAAGTATGAAAACCATGTATCAGAGAACCCATAATCAAAGGATAACTCACCAGGATACCAATCATATGCTAATATACATTCACCATCCTCAGGATCTGCTCTCCATAGTTTTCCACAGTTAGACGCATTCTGTATCTGAGGAGATCCGCTTGAGTTACAAATCTGAGTGGAAGGGTACATTACTACGCTACCTTCCCTTCCAGGTATGTTGTAACTACCATTAGTTCGGATTACATTCAGAGGATACTCAGTAAATTCTATACTTACACCAGCACCTGTACCAGGCTGAAAGTAATAACATGAAGTAGTACCTCTATTACCAGGTTTACAACCCATTTATCTTTTCCTCTAAAGCAGTAAGTCTTTTACCATGATCTGTAGAAGGTGCCTTATGTGCCATTGCTTCTAATTTCTCTATCCTACGATATATTTCATCGTAGTTCTGTTTAATATTTAGATACTCCTCATACCCTTTAGGCTTGTACAAAACCTTATCTGGGGTAGGTATTGCCTCAGTGTACTTTACTAACTCTGCAAGACGCTCTGAGAGACCTTTGATGCACTCATTGATAATCTCATGTGCTTCATTATTGTCTTCCCAAGGGTTATACTCAGTAATGTTCTGATTAGGATCACTCATCTGTCTTTTTAAAGGTCAATGTATCATCATTTATTAGTTCATAATCTAATTCATCACCAACTCTCCAACCTAATTCTTCTATTAAGGTATCTGGTATAGTAATGACTGTTTCTCCGAATTCATTTTCCTCAAGAGAAACGGTAAATCTGTGTGACATATCTCATAGGCGATTAACTTGACTGTTTCGCTTGGGATGCGTGTTACACCAGTTCTCCCATGCTTTTACAACGTCTTTAACATCATTTATAATACCAGCACTTACACAATAGTCAGCACACTCGTACATACGAGGATCTAAGTACCCTTCGCTCCTGAGCAATTGCTCTAAGATCCATGTGCGATTGTCTTGTCTGTCTTGGCGAAACTCTGGTGGCATTTTTTACCTCGGAAAAATTTTTAAAATAATTTATATATCAATAGCGTTTGGGAACCTTTGTAGGTTAGGGTCTCTATCTTTTTTAATATAAGGGGCGGGATAGGGCCGGATCAACGGGCGAGATCCCTTGGTATAACTGTCATCTCGACTGTTTTCTTTATACTTAGTGAGTTAATTAACTGTCTTGTGTGTTACATAGGCAATAAAAAAGGGAGTGCTTGTTAACACTCCCATTCTAACATTATGCTGCTAAATTGTCAAGAACTGTCTGGGAGACTTCAGAGACATTGTTAACACCTTGCAACCACTTATTAATGTGCCTAGATGTTGTTTTGCTCCAAAATCTTTCAGTTCTAACATAACCTTTGCTTGGCAAATATGCTGCAACTGGTGTTCTATAACTGAAGAAGATTTGTGTTCCGTCGTTGATAGAAACCTCTGTCTGATTTGCTGCAATGGGTGTTAGTTTCATAAGGATTAATCCCCTGATTGATTTATATTAATATAATACATGATTTCCATGTACTTATCAACAACCCTTGTGCCACTTTGTTGACTGTCACACCTTATGTGTTACTTAGTGGCATTACAGTTTGTGTTACTTACCCTGTGCATTTGTGTCCTTAATTGTTAGATACCATCCAATCGATTTGATATAATCAAAGCAAGAATGTTTAGGCAATTGTTTATACCTATCTCCCCTACGGTTTCTAACACCGTCCATGTACAATTCTAAGTCAGTAACTGAATAGAATGTCCCATGTAATTTGCCGTCTTCGTCTTCAATTAGATACTGCATCTTTCTTAGGGTTTGTGTTAACCTCTACAGGGTTATTATACCATAATTTGTTATAATCTGTCAAGAATGTGTGAGTTCTTCGATATTACTTGACAGTCGGTAATCTGCATGCTAAGACTACATTTTCCACAGAGATTTCCACAGGTATTGTTAACACATATAGGTTTAAATTAACATTTAATTGTTTTCAACATTTTCTGCGGAGTTTTCCCCAAGGGTGTTAATAACTCTCCAATATTTGTGTTTTCTAATATACTCCCATTGCATAATGATTAACTCCTTAAGTGTTATAAACACATAGTTAATCTGTTCTCCGTAGGTAACACTTTGTTTGTTGTTATTTGTCTCTGTCATGGTAAACAATGTCCTTCCAATATGTTCTGTAAATTAATAAATTAGTCTCCTTATATCCATGCATACTGTTACTATCTGGTCTACGATTTAAACTCATAGTTATATACTTATCACCTATAAAGTTAACATGTCCAGTATCATTTTGATAGGTAATCTTCTCTCCTTTAATAAACTTTTCATTCATGTAATTAGGGGGGAGTTAATAACATTTATATCTCAATAGTTGGAGTTGATTTGTGATACCTAAATGAATAACATGGTAGGTATTCTTCACAATCAAGGTCGTATAATTGTACGTCCTTTGTTAACTCTTCCTCTGGCAAGTTTTGTAACTCTGATAGTAAATCAAGGTAGGTCATTTTGGTTCGGTTGTTGTTAATTTCGGATGATAAACTGTCCCATGCATGTGTATACAAACTAATGGGAATTAACAGGGGGTGCATGTTAAGAACTGTCTGTAATTTGATTTAGATAATCATTTAGTTTGAGATATGTGACCTTAAAAGTATCACTATCTGTGAGTTCACGTTGTTGTAACAAATAGATTAAATCTTCTGTTTGAGTAACATTTAAGTCAAGATGTGGACGTAGTTTCATTGTTAGTCTTGCCAGTAAGTTTGCTCTACTAAAATGTTAGTTTCTAACTCAAATACCTCAGGTGAGATACCTTCTTCCCTTGCTAATGCTTCCAGGAAAATGTTAGTAACTGACTCTAATTCATCTTCAGTTAGATAATCATAGATGTCAATCTTTCTATGATTCTGTTCAAATTCGTAGTCTGCTTTTAGTGACATAGTGCCTCGAATCGTTTGTAAGTTTCTTTCTCTATTGATTCAGAATTCAATTCTGATTCTGATACATAGATGCCGTAATCTGCTAAGTTCTTGATACTTTCTGCTACGATTTCATCATAAATGTTTTCAAGAATCTCTTCGTTATGTATACATGACATAATTAAATACCTCCTTTGAATGTTAATGAGTTTGAGTAATTGTTTTTATTGATTATACATGACTGGTGTATATTAAAGAGAGTTTCATAATTAACTCCCTCCCAATCTTGCCACTCTGATACATAATCAGCATTGTCAAAATCACCAGTTCCGTCTACATATTGTGGGCAACTTCTGAAGTCATTGTTATCATCAACCCAGAATAATCGCCCGAATGATTCACTATGAAACATGATTAATCCTCCTGATTTGTTTTATGCCAACCGTTGACAGTTTCTATGAAATAGTCAAGACGATTAACGTTTAATTCTTCATCATCAAATTCAATCTTAGCACATCCAGTAACACCCCACTCCTCTAATTCTTCTGTGAATTCTTTCCAATTAGAGCAGCAACATGCCATATTCTGAAAGTTATCAACCTCTAAGATTCTGTTGATAATTGTTTCTGTTTTGTCTAAAATTGCAGTGGTCATAGTTAGTTTCCTCCAAAGAATAGGGTTAATAGTTTTTAATCGTACGCCAAGGAGTATCATGGTGTTGTGATAACTCAACTGCTACGATTTCACCAGTTTTGTTGAAATAATCGTTTGCAATTTCAACTGCTTTGTCATAACTTTTGACGAACTGATTAGGTGCGGTAAATACAATATACATTATACACTTGCCTCCGCATTGTTTACATATTGTGCGGGAAGTGTACGATTCTCAGTAATAGTGTAGAGACCTGAATCGTTCTTGCTTATTATATCATTTCCAACTGCGTAATCGTTCATCAAAACTTTATACATTGTCTTACCATAGTTTGTTACAACTTTTAGGTTAAGATCGGGGATTAACTTGTTAGTTAACCAAGATTTTGTAGGGTAGTAATCAATAACCATTGCCCCACAGTTAGATTGAATTCGCATGAGTGAAAATCCTTTGTTTACTCTTATATAATAACCGATTTTGAGGCACTTTCAACATTTTGTGTGCCACTAATCTAATTGGCACAGTATATCTCCCATTCTGATTTGTTTATACTTTGTCTGCAACATTGACACGTTAATGCACTCCAACTGAAGTGAAATACTCGTGCTTCGTTGTTACATAGTGGGCATACTATTTGTTTGCCGTTAACACCTGCTCTGGTGTATCTGTTGACATTAGTCATTAATTAACCTCCCTAATCTGGTGAATGATTTGTTTAAACAAGGGACATATAATACTCCATCATCTTTTAACATAGTGAGTGTATTCATAAACCACTCGTTGTTAACTATGTGCTGTGCTATTGTTAAATTAGTGAAGTAAGTTTGACTCCAATTTGAAAAGAATGGTGAGTCAGAATAGGTTAACTGTTTCATAAGTTATCCTGTGCAATATCCCACAGTTCGATATAACTTTTCAACCATAATCTCTGGTCTTCAGTTATTCTTTGTGAATACAAAATGTCATCTGCTGATTGTAACTCAAGAGAGTGCAATTTGCAGTAGTCACATAATACTTCTGTGAGTAAATCAAGTGTGTTCATTAATACTCCTCCTGAGCAATAAATGGGGTAATGTTATCAACTTCAACATTATATCCTACAACCTCAGCATTAACATGCTCACCTAATTCGTCATCATAATATGATAAATTAGAGTTCAAATATACCTGTATTTCTTCACATAAATGCACAGGATTTGGTGCATCATTGTCTTCACATACTATGCGAAATGTGTAGTTAATTGTTTTCATTTTGCACACCCATCTTCGTCAAGTTCTCTAACATCATTGATGTCCCATTCTGATACATACTCATCAATTATCTCGAAAGAGTTAATATTAGCATGTGCTAATTCTCTTGCTTCATCCTCATTTTGTGCATCAACTTCGATTGTGAAGTAGTTAATCTCTGCACATTCTATTAGAAATGATTTCATTTTACCTCCGTAATTTGTGAAAGTTTGTTAATAATAGAGTAGGAATCTTCGTACTCTTCCTTATTGAATTCGTACATTTGTTGCTCAATACAATATACAATAAGGTTGTATTCATTCTCAGTCAATGTTATTTTATCAGGGGTAATATCCTCTGTAATAATAACAGGCATTGAGGGATACTTACTGACCATGATAACCTCTACCTTTAGTAAGATTTGTGCCTTTAGGTAATTTAATTACCACAGGTCTTTCATCACTAATTAAGAAGTAATACTTGATAATTGGTGATGGATTACATAACAATTCGTATGTAGATTGAGAGAGTTGGTTCATAATTAAGAAAGAAAAAATCGGGGCGAACATCCACATGGTATGCATGCGGTTGTTACACTCCGAGGTCAATTAGCAAATCTTTTAGATAAGTTTCTGCACAATCTTCAGCATCATAGATGTTATCAAATGTGCCGAGATCGAGTTGGTCACCGATTATGCAACCACTTGCATCATTGTAAATCATGGATCTAACTTCAAAACGGTCTCCACCGTAGTGATAGATTGCAAGGTTTGGATCTAAATCATTTTCTCTACGATATACATCAAAGATTGAGGTACGGACTCCTTGAGTCCACTCGAAACCTAAGAAGTCATCACATAGATTAAGTGATTGTGAAAAGAGAGTTTTTGTCATAAGATTGAAATCGTTAAACTTGAATAAATCGGTGGTCTTTCCTGACCACTCTTATATAATACACGAAAATACCCCCAAATGGGGGTATAGTGTGCAACTTATCCAACTGTCTACTCTTTTTCTTCTGCTGCTGAGTCCCATGCGTCTGACATGAGATCCCAGTCATAGTTCTCTGGTTCTGTGTCTGTTGTATCAAATTCAAGGAAATAATAGTCCAAATTAATACCATTTTTTGAGCATACTTCCATCACTTTCTTATATGCTTTTTTGGAAGTAAAGTCGATTGAGTGATACTCAGTTTCAACAGTAAATGCCATTTAGTTAATGCAATTTGGGTGAGTTAAGTGTTATCGTCATGGACTTTTATACCGATTGTTTGTTGTATAAACATTGCATCTTTGTAGATCTCCATGTATACTAATGGGGGATAATTGGGATCTACGTCAGCACAATGAAATGATTTTACAGGATGATATCTGTTATTAATATCATCAAATATGGTGACCTCTGAGTCTAACTCAGCATCACTTAATCCTTCAATGTGTTGACGTAATTCCCTGTAATTCATAGTGCTTAAGTAATACTTACTATCTATGAATTAGCAATGTAGTCATCAATAACCGCAAGCAATTCTGCTGAGGTTTGTGCATCTTCAAGGAGTGCAAATAGAGCAACTTCGGGATTAAATGCCATGATTAGATGTTTAATTAAGAGGGACAAATTAAGCAGTTTAAAGTCATACTTAAGGACTATAATTGGTTATCTTAAGTATAGATAACCACCTGCCCAGTCTGCTCGTTGAATACACTCATTAAATGAATTATCATCTAATAAGTTATACCTAACGTGACGTGCTGGTTTGTTATAACCTGCTGGTTTAAATACATCACCTGACTTAATGTCAACAAATGCATGTACACCACCTTTAACTTCAACAATTTTATAGTATTTGCGTCCTTCTTTGATATCGAAGTTAACGCAATCTGCTGTTGAGTTAGTATTATAATCCTGCTGCAATCTCTGTACTAATCTATGAGTTCTCTCATAAACTTTAGTAACAAATGGTGCTTTAGGCATGTAATACTCCTTATAAAATGTGTATGGAAGAGGTTCGATTTAAAGACTCTTTCCACCTGACCTATGCTAACTCGTTTACCGAGTCTAATTAAGATCAGGGATGGAGTCACCCTTGCCTTCCATACATGTATTATAGCAATAAAAAACCCCCTGTAAAGGGGGTGTGTGTCAGTTTGTTGACTGTCCTAGTTAAATGCTCTGTTGTATGAGGTTTTGATATAGTTAACAACAGTTGATGAATTCTCAACAACTAATTGATAACCTTTAACCAAATCCTTCCCTAATTCTTGTATCTCATACTCATGAATTGCCCATCTGATTTTAACATCTTCAAGGTAATCTGCACGAGATAGTTTAGGTGAATTAGGACGAACTTTAACAGGTTGTTCACCTTTTGCTTCCACTTTTTTGTTTAACTCATTCATAACAACTGTTGCTGTAGATGGAGTATTTAGTGGAGTAACCTTTTTAGTGGGAGTATCAAGAACTTCTTGAATTTCCTTAATCACTTTATCAACTTGTGCAGTTGATTTGGTTACTTTAGGTGAACTCTTACGAGTGCGAGTCTTACGAGGAGTTGTCTTCCTTGTTGTTGACTTAGCAACTGTCATAAGTACGTTAATTCGTGTGTACCTCCATATTATACATGAAAAAAGCACCCGATCAAGGGTGCTTGTGACAGTTTCTTAACAGGTTGTAATAATGATGCTAACTTGCCAAAAATGCATTAACATTGTTATCACTAACTAAATCCTCACAAAATTCTCTAAAACTCTCGTCATCTGCACCATCATAATCATAAACTTCTTGAAGAACTTCGTTGTCTGATTTATCATCAAGACCGTCTAATATGATGTCAAAGACTAACTGTTCTAAAGTTTTTGTGTCCATGTTATTAACAACTCTTTCAGCGTATGCCTCAGTAATGTTATTAAACTCTTGACGAGATAGTTTAACAAGTTTAAGGACGTTTTGTGATGCTGAAGTCATGTCGTTTGAACTCATTCTGTATGTACTCATTTAATATACCATTGATTGAATCCAAATGGTATTTATGTGTGACACTAGGTATACTGTCACAGTAATTTACTTAAACTATCATTAGGTAATCTATCCTGTATTAAGTTACCATATTCCTCATGTAATTCACACCCTAAGTAATACCTACCTAACTCTTTTGCAACCATAGCAGTAGTGCCACTACCCATAAATGGGTCAAGAATAATATCATTTTTCTCACTCCCTGCTAATATACAAGGTGTTATTAATTCAGGTGGAAATACAGCGAAGTGACTACCTTTATAGGGTCTATTTGTTACTTTCCATACACTACGTTTGTTTCTCTTATCATAGACCATTTTGCGTGGTCTTGTTAAACCTGAGAACTGATTATCTGTGTCCTTAGTGTTATCCATGTTGATAGGTTTGTTACCACCCCAACGTTCACCTACTGCCTTCTCTTTAATACTTTCATGGTCATAATAGTAGTTCTTATTCTTACTTAAGAGGAACAAATACTCGTGTGATTTAGTACATCTATCCTTAACACTTTCTGGCATTGGATTAGGTTTATGCCATATTATATCCTGACGTAGATACCAACCATCAGATCTTAGTGCAAATGCTAACATCCAAGGGATGCCAATTAGATCCTT